GCTCCTTCTCGTCCTTCTTCTTCTCCTTCGAGAGCTCGACGATCGCGGCTTGGTGCTCCGCGATCTCCACGTTCGTCGCGTCGATCCTCTTCTGCGCGCCTGCCGCCTGCCGAGCCGAGAGCGCGATCGCGTCCACCGCGAGCGGCGTCGGCAGCTCGAGCTCGATGCGGATCTCTTCCTCGTTGTCGTCCAGCGGGATCTTCGCCTGCTCCTTCGCGCCGTTCGTCGCCTTTGCCGCCGCGTCCCATTGCTCGGCGACGCCCGCCGTACCCGGTGCGCCGCTCTTGTTGTTCTTCTTCGCCACGTCGATCACCCGTCCTTGTCGTCGTCGTTCATATCGTCGCGCAGGCTCGCGATCGCGTCGTCGAACCGGCCCGCCTCCGTGTGCTCGAACGCCACCGCGAGCACCCCGCGGAGCGAGTCGACGAGCTCGGCCGCCTCCCGGGGCGCCATCTCCTCCGCCGCTCGCACCCACTTCCGCTCACGCTTGAAGCGTTCAAGGATCTCCTTGTGCACCCCACCAGCCCCGAGGAGCATGGCGCCGAGCGCGAGATAGTGGGCCCGGATCGCCTTGATCATCCCCACCTTGACGCCCTGCTCGTCGTTGAGCACCGCGTTCATCATCGTCTGTGCGGCAGGGTGCGCGATCGTGGTCGCCCGGTCGCCCTCGACCCGCGTCACGAGCAAGACGTCTTCCTCGAACCACGCAAAGTCACCCGCCTGCGTCTCCGCACCTGGGCTCCACTCGCCTGCCGCATCCTCGAATACGCGCCCGTCCTCGTTGTGAAACTTCATCGCTCCGATCCTTCCTTCGCCATCTCGTACACCCAGCACACGCCCATGCCGGCGATCGTCCGCTCGCGCCGGTGCAGCGTGATCGTCCTTCCCCACCGCGCGACGTGCGCCGCGGGTACCGGCATCGTCGCCACCTCGACATCGCGCGCCGGCACCTCCGCGAGTCGCTCGTTTCGCGCGCGCCCCGTCCCATTGCAGAGCGCACACGGATCCGTCGGCCCCACCTTCGGAGCGGGCGAGTGACACGGGCAGTTGCACCACTCGTCCGACTGATAACAGCGCCCACCCGGCACGCCGCGCGCCCGTTTCTGCTCCGCGAGGCAATCTTCGCCCCGCTCGCACCTACGTGGGCACGCGCACGACTTCCGCAGCGCCTCGACGCGTTCCGCGATCTCCGCCAGGCGCGCGCACTCGCAGACGTTCTCCCATGGAAGCACCACGAACGTCCGCCGCGGCGCGAGGCGCGCTTGCCCCGGCACCGTCGCGATCTTCCGAGTGGGCTGGTTTGCCCGATCGCATTCGCGCTGAGCGAGCTGCCGCGTTGCCGGTACGTGCAACCCCGCGGCGCGCGCCCTGGCCTCGTGCACGCCGAACACGAAGCGCTCCGCCCCGACGCGCGTGCAGTCGGCCGGCACCTTCGCTCCGCACGTCGTGCAGTCCGCGAGCTCCCGCGCGGGCCGCTCGTCGCCGGGGTCGATGTGCCGGCCGTTCGCGCGCGCCTCGGTGATCTCCCGCCCCTGTCGCTGCATCGCCGCTCCCACGGCCGCCCGTTCGCCGCGCAGGACGATCCCTCCCGCGTCCACGTTCACCGCCCCATACACCGGATGATGCACCGGCGCCGGTCGCAGCACCCGCTCGCCCGCACGCCGCAGATCCTCGGCCGTCGGCTTGACGTCGCGGTCGCGCGTCGCCTTGCGGCTTGTCCTCGGTGCGTGCTCGCCCGGTTTGAGCCCCGCCCGCTCCCGTTGCCACGCCCACAGCGCCACGATCGCCGCGTCGCGCTGATGACTGTTCGAGACGCGCGGCCATCCGTCGACGAGCACCGGGAGCCGCTGCGCGATGAAGCGATCGAGGTGCTCCCGCGGCAGCTTGCCGAGGACGGCACGCCGCACGTTGTGCGCCTGCCCGTCGTGCACGTTGGCGCCTGCCGCTCGCATCGACGCGACCGCACGCACCTGCCCGGCCGCATCGCGCGCCACGAGGAGCGCCCGCTCGATGCTCCTTCGCGCGCCTTCGCTCTCGGCAGCACGCCCATGCTCGAACACCTGCGCGGGCGTCTCGATCCCGACGGCCACGAGCGAGCGCCCTTGTTCGGCGAGGAGATCGAGCATGCCCGAGACCGCCGTCACGACCTCCTCGCGCGCGATCGTCACCGCCACGAGGCGCGGCCGCGGGCCCGCGCAATCGAGCATCGCAAGCCCCGTGGTCGCGCCCACGTCGGCGCCCAGGACGATCACGCCGCCCGCCTTTCCGCGACGCCCCACACGAGGAGCTCGGCCACGTCTTCGCGCGCGACCACGAGCACCGGCGTGCCCGGCGCCGCCCGCACCGCGTCGGCCATCTCGAGGAGCGCGAGCCGCTGTTCGCGCGTGACCGCCGGTCGCTTCGTCCGCCACGCCTGCGAGCGGAGGTGCCACTCGAGGCCCGCGCGAAACATGACGTTCGCGAACAGCCCGCCGACGTCTTCCCCCACCACGACGGCGCGCTTGTCGACCGGGATCCGTCGCGTCTTCGCGAGCGCGTCCGCGACGACCGCCTCGACCTCGTGCAGGCGCCGCGGCGTCATGGGCGCACCGTCGCGCGACGTTCACGCGCCGTGAGCGAGTACACGAGCGGTGTGCTGGCCTCGTCGCCGCCGCGCGGGAGACGCCACCGAAGGCGCCCGTCCGTCACCAGCTCGAACAACCGCAGCGGGACGTCCGGGTAATGGTCAATTTTGCCCATTGGCCCCCGTCAACTGCGTTGCATGCTCGTTCTTCTTGAGCATCTCCTGCCCAGCCTCGCTGACCTTGTAGCTCCACCGGTACTCGATCGACTTGCCGCCCCCGGACACGCGGTAAACCTCGTTTTGCCGAACAAGCAGGCCCTTGCTGAACAGCTCGAACGCCCGCCGCTCCTGCGCGGCCGTCTTCATGAACTCGAACATGCGAGGCGAGCACTTCTTGAGCAGCGCCAGATCGAACTTGTCCATCGTCATCTCCATTCAGACCACAGCCACGCCAGCATCGCGGGCCCACGCAAGCCACACCGGACAGGCCCGCTTGTGGACGTGGTAGGCATTCCCCTTTACTTTCCGACCACATTTGCAGGTCCAGACCGTTCGCGCATGCTGCCTGCCTGCGCGCCGTCTCGCCGCCCGCGTTGCTCCGAATCCCATCGCTCGCCTCCTGAAACCATGGTCCCCGGGGCGGGACACGCACTGCCATCTCTGGTTGGCACCTTGCCCACTCGCGTCCAAAACTGCCCATTACCGACGTCCGGGCTGTCGTGCGGCTCGTCGCCGACGGCGTCCTCCTCCTTGGCTTCGAGCGCGCGGATGATGTCGTCCTCGGGCGCCGTGCCACGCGCTCGCACGTACGACAGGATCGCGCCGCGCACGTCGAAGTCGCTCACGGCTTCGCCTCGTTGCGGGCGCGCTGCTCGGCCGCCTCGAGTCGCTCACGCACGGATGCCGTCCGGATATACCCGCCCTCGAGGAACTTCTTCGCCGTTCGCACATCGCACCCGGCATAGCCTGCGAGCAGCCGCGCGTTCGCGTCCGTGACCGGGAGCCGCTCCGTGGTCGCGCGTCCCTTCGGTTGTCGTGCTGTCGTCTTTTTGGTGTTGCTCATCCTGAGCACGGTGCGCCCGGTGTGCAAGCTTGTCAAGGGTTCGTCATCGCGGCGCGCGCCGCTCGACGCATGGCCGGCAGGGGCACTCGTCCTCGTGCGGGAGGATGAGCCGCCGCACCTGGCGCACAACGTCGAGCAGACTCCCGAGCGCGACGTGTTCCCGCGGCGTCGGCCGGTAGTTGTTCGGCGTCCCGGCCGGCTCGCGCGCCTGATCCTTGATCGCCGTGCACGCGCCGAGGAGCGTCTCGAACGGGAGCCGCTCGGCGATCCACGTGAGCACGCGCAGATCGTTCGGGCCGAGCCGTCCCGCGACCGCCATATGCGAGACGAGCGCGGCCGCCTTCGCGCTGTCCTCCAACGTCATCGGCCGCCCGTTGCCGCTCTTCGTCGGCGAGAGGTCGCCCGAGCACACCATCTCCGCGCACGTCTTGCCCGGGTGCGCGCACCGCGGCGCCGTGCCTGCGGGTAGCGTCGCGTCGGCCGGCTTGCCCGCGAGCGCGTCGAGCACCTTGCGCGACCGACACGAATGCTCCGCCGCGGCACACCCCGCACAGTCTTCCGGGTGCGCGTCTTTGCGCCGCGGCAGCCCTTCCGCGAACGGGCCGCCGTGCGTGCTCTGCGCCGCGCTCACGAGCGCCGCCCTTCGGGCGGATTGAGCATCGCGTGCACCATGTCATCTACGAGCACGCCGCCGCTGGGAAAGTGTCCCATGAACGATCCATGCGCCCCCCTGTCGCCATCGTTCTCCACGTCCACGATCTCGCCTGGCACCCGAGGCGCGCGCCGCACGTCGTGGTAGTCAGCCGGCCGCCCCGCGATCGCCCCCTTGAACGTCTCCGGCGAGCTGGCCTGCGCGTTCATCCGCTGCGGATCCTTCGGCATGTCCTCCAGGCGCCGACGCAAGAGCACGAGCCACGCGTCCCCGAGCTCATTCGCGAGCAGCCAGATCGCCCGCAGATCGTCGCCACGCGTCGGGTATTGCTGGACGTCCTTCGCCTCCGTGGGCGCCGCGTTGGGCAACACCGCAAGCGGCTGCCCCTGCGCTTCGGCGCGCGAAAGCTCCTCCTCGGCGATCGGCGACGAAGGCGGGATGAACCGCCACACGCGAGTGAACTCGACCGCCTCGACCTCGCTCCCGTGTCCGCCTTCGTTCACCACGAAAAACCCCTGCTGGTCCAATCGAACCAACGCCAGCCGCGAACCGTCGACCGACTGCGCCGGCAGCCACGCTCGGCCCCACTCCCGCTTCGGCGCCGTCGTCGAGCGCTCCGCCTCGCGCGCCTGCTGCTCGGCCGCGAGCGTCGCTTCGCTGAGGTCGCGCCGGTGCGTCTGCAGGAGCACCTCCGCACCGGCCACGACAGCCGCAACGCCCTCGTCATCGAGCTCGGGCAAAATGTATGTGACCCGCGCGATCGCCTTCCGTCTCGTCTCGTCGTTCATCGTCCCGATCCTTCCTTCACTCGTCACCCGCCAGCATTGCCTGGCGCATTTCCGTGTTCACGTCGTCCGTGAAGTAGCCGCGGTCGAACCCGAGGTACACGCGCCGCCCTTCGCCGCCGTAGCGACTCTTGAGCCGACAGATCGCCGCGGTGCCGCGCCACTTCGCGGGGATCTTGCCCTCGATCTCGAGTTCCGGCCGGTGCACGGCGAGCACCGTATCTGCGGAGCCTTTCAACGCCGTCGGGGCGCCGAACAGCCGCCCCCACGTCGGCCACGGCGGGAAGCCCTTCGACGCCTTCGCCTCCTGCTCCGACGGTCCGCGCAGGAGCGACAAGAGCACCGTCGCCACCTCGCACCGCTCCGCCAGCCGTGCCCAGCCCTTCGCGCACGTCTCGATCCGCGCCCGCTCGTCGCGCCCGTCCTCGTGCGCCGCGAGCTCTTGCGCGGAGTCGCCGATCACGAGGCGCAGCCGACGCTTCCCCAGGAGCACGCCGCCGAGTTGCCCGGAGCCACCGCAGCGCGCGCACGTAGGACCGCCGCACTCCGGACACTGCCGCTGCTCCGTGCGCGCGGTGCCCGCCGCGAACATGGCCCGGTGCTCCAGCACACGCTTCGCGATCTCCGACGCCGACGCCGGCTCGTCGTCGACGATGATCGGGAGCGACTCAAGGCGATCGAGCTGCACGTGCACGGCGGCGTACGCATCCGGGTGCGCGGTGCCACCCTCGATCGCGAGCACATCGTACCCGGCGAAGCAGCACGCCATGCGGAGGAGGAGCGGCCCGCGCTTCATCTCGGCTGAGTGCACGTAGACCGATTCGCCGATCCCGAGCGCATCGAGCGGCGTGCACGCGACGTGTTCCGCGATCTGCATCGCCGCCGTCGTCTTACCGTGCTCGCTGAGGCCGGCGAGCACCGTCTGCCGCCCCGCGACCATGAGCCCGACGAGGTTCTCCACGCCGATCCACGGGTAGCGCACGCCCACGAGACGGCGCTCCGACGATGCCCGCACGTGCTCGCGCGCCTCGTCCACCGCCGCGCCAACGGGGCGCCCCACAAGGCGCGTGCGCGGCGCGGTGAGCCGCCCCATCTCCGCGCGCACCTCTGCCCGCCACGCCGTCCGCTCGCCGGGGATCTGGTAGCCCTCCGACGCGCGCCGATGACACGCCGCGATGAGCGACCGATCCTCCCACTTCTCTAGGACGATGAACGCGTGCGCCAGGACGTTCTGCACGGCCGGCGTTGCGTCAATGAGCGTCTGCAGTTGCTGCGAGCCGCCGACCTTGTCGAGCCACCCGAGATCGCCGAGCCGTCGCCGGATCGTGATCCAGTCGAGCGGCGTCTGCTCGCGCGTGAGTGCCTGCGCGACCTGATAGATCCGCGCATTCGCCTCGGAGTAGAAGTGCTCCGGCCGCAGCAGCTCGAGCACCTTCGCGAGCGCTTCGCGGTCGAGCACGATCGCCGAGAGCACGGCCGCTTCCGCGTCGAGGTCGTGCGGCGGCACACGTCCCGCCACATTCGGCGGATCGGCGCGACGGAAGGGAACGACGTCACCCATTCGCGGCCGCCTTCCGGTCGGGGCGCGGCGCGACCCACCGCGCCGCCATCACGACGTTCCCGACGACGCGCTCCGGAATGATGTTCGGGTCGCCGACCTCGGGCACCACGACTTCCGGCGGGTGTTCGTCGAGCCACTTGCCGAAACCGTACACGCGCCATCCGCCGCTGATTCGTTCGGGATCTGGACACGCCGCGCGAAACTCGGCGACGTGCTCTTCGATCCACGCGAGAAGCTCCGCCCCCGTGATCGGCTCCGTCTCCCGCGACCCGATCTTGCGGCGCCGCGCGTGCGTCGCGCACACTTGGCCGAGATAGTTCGCGTCGCTCTTCGAGAGCGGCATGACGGGCCCACCGTTGAAGGCTTTCTCGTGACCGCGACGCCACGCCGCCGAGTATGCGTTCTCGCCGCTCGGCCGAGGAGGTTTCATCCCCACGGCTCCGCCCTTCGTTTCGGCCGCCGGACGCGCCGCGGCAGCCCCGGCGAGCCCCACGGCCTCGCGCCCGCGCGCGCCCCCTTTCTGTTCACCCGAAGTCGCATCCGGGATCAAAGCAAGCTGCCCGCCTAGCCCCCCGCGTCGTGGCGTTTCTGGCCGTGGCTGGATCGGTTCGACGGCAGGAGGCACGCAGAGCGTCTCGAGCGGCAGACGGTCGCGAGGAAGCGACGGCTCGTGCCTCGGCGGCTGCTCGTCCTGTCCTTGTCCTTCGTCCTGACCCTGTACGCGCGCAGGCGCGCGATCTGGGTTGGGCGGTAGATCGGGAGGTAAGACGGGAGGTGATCTGGGAGGTTTGTCGCCGTCGTACGGGAGGCCGACCTCCCGTACGACGGTAGGCCGCCCCGCCGTACGACGGGAACCCGGCCCTCCGTCTTTTGTTGCCCCACCATCGTTTGGTGCCCCAACAAACGATGGGAGGCCTAGCCGGACCCGCCGCTCCGTCGGCGTCTCCCGTCGGCGCGGCACCGCCGGCCACCCCTTCGTGCCCTCCGCCCGGACCTCGAACACCCGGACGGCTCGGTTTGCGGGCCCGCTCCACCCCCGATGCACGAGGTAGCCGTGCTCGAGAAGCTCGGCGACGCACGCCCGAACGGTTGACATCCCCCGGCCGGTGTCCCGCTCGACCTGCTCCAGGCCGTAGCGATACAACTCGTCTTCGTTGCCCGCTCGGTTGGCCATGTGCTGGAGCACGAGCCGGCAATCCGGCGGCATGTTGTGCTCGGCCGGCCGATCCTTCGTGCCCGTGATCGCGTTGAAGACGCGGAAGAGCAACGGGAGCGGTCGCGCGTCCTTGGGCACGCTCGCGCCGCTGCGCGACGTGGGGGGTACGCCGTCGCTCATGACGGCCTCGTGGGCGCGATGAGCGCGTAAAAGTCGTGCGCGCCGGCATCGTCGAAGCGCTTGAACGGGCGAAGCCACCCGATCCTGCGCAGGAGCTCGAATGCTACGATCACGTCGTGCCGATCGAGCCCGGTGTCTTGCTCTACGGGCACGAGCCGAGCGCAGACAGCCCCCTCCGCGTCTCGCCTGGACCAGAGCGACAGCATGACGAGCCGAGCAATCGCCGCCAGTCCTCGATCGGACATCGCGCGGAAGAGCATGCGCACGAGCTCCTGCTCCGTCCACGGAGCGCGACCGTGGCACGTCGACCACTCGCCCGGTTGCGTGTTCGGCTGCTCGCTCATGGCCGCGTCGCCTTCCCGCTCTGCGCCGCGAGGACGTCGCGCGCTCGACACGACGTGCACGGCTTCCGCTCGCTCTTGATCACCGAGCACATGCACGGCGACGCGGCGAGCTCTGCGATCATCCAGGCCGGCAACTCCGCCACCGGCCGCCGCATGAGCGCGCGGCTCTCCTCCTTCCGCTTGCTCACGAGCGCACCGCCTCTCCGTCGTCGAACACGTCCGGGTAGATCGCCGCGGCCGCCTCGCGCTGAGGCACGCCCGCGCGCTTGGCCTCCCCGACGAGCCGCAGGAACGTTTCGAAGCGTTCGATCTGCCGCCGGTCGTTCGCGCTGAGGTCGCCCGGGAGAGCACGCCCAGGGGTTACGATGAGACAACGCCGCTTGCCGCGTTTGCGGCCTTCTGATATCGCCATGATCACCTCGGAGGCCCTGTGTCCCAACCGCCAAGCGGGGCACGGGGCCAAAGTGTTTTTACGACCCCCTACGAGCGCGCGTCAAGCGCTCGATCCACCTGCGCGCGGGATCGTCGAACGGCGCCGAGACGGCCGCGCAGAACGCCGCAGCACGACGTCGAGCGCGCGGATCATCTTCGCCGCGCGACGGCACTTGCGAGCCCACGCGCGATCCCACGGCTCGGGGAAGATAGAAAGCACTTCGCGCGCGTCTTCCTCCAGGAACTCGGCGAGGCTTAACCGCTCGCGCGACGGCAGCCGTTCCCACGCGCGAACGGCATCGTTGAGTAGCTCCTGCGCGGTCTTCTTCTTGTGCTTCACTTCCACCTCCACACGTCGACGCCCGCGCCCATGCCGAACACCGAGAGCATGCAGTCCTTCGGGTACGGATCCTCCGCGCCGACGAACGTGATCCGGGGCTGGAGGAAGAGCACGAGAGCGCGGTGGAACACGTGCGTCGAGAACCACACCGCACCGACGCTCGCCGGCGTGAGAAAGTGCACGCGCATCGCATCGCCGACGGTCTCGAGTGCGCACTTCTCCGCCCAGGGATCGATATCCGCGAAGGGAGGGTTGAGCCACCCGCGCCACCCTGGGAAGCGCCGCGCCCACGGCACCGTGAGCGAGTCCTCCTCCGGCGTGACGAACCGCGACGCCTTCGCGTTGTCCGCACGCGCGGCAAGGTCGACGTGCATGTTCCCGAAGCGCCGCGCGACCGCTGCGAGGAAGTCGGGCGGCGTCTCGTAGTCTTGCCGCGACGTGCCTGGCCGCTGCGCTGGCATCGTGCGCGCGGTCATGGCTCACCCGGATCGACGCCGAGGGCGAGCGCTTCACACCGCGCAAGCGCGCGCTCAACCGCGTGCGCCGCCCCTTCCGTGTTCGGGTAGTCGATGAGCGTCCGAAGCTTCGCGCCGAGGTCGCGCCACTCGCTCACCTCCAGCGTCACGCTCGCGGCCCCGGCCTCGTAGGCGGCGCGGACGGCGACCTCGACGCGATCGAAGGCCTCCGTCGTGATCGGACATGCGCGCCCGGGATAGTCCGTCTCGATCCGCGTCCAAAGAGTAAGCCGTCGATCAGCCCAGACATGTGAGCCCTTGTCTTCGGGCGTCTGTGCGAGCGCGACGCCCGCCTCGCCGATCGCCTTGCGGTCCGCGGGCGTCAAAGCGGCCTCCCGTCATACGCGGCGATCACGCACTGAGGCAAGCCGAAGACGAGGCCCACGGCAGCGCCGCGGATCGCCTCCTGCGCATCCGCCACGCGCCACGTGTCGACGCCACACGACCGCGCCAGGCCGAACCACTCGGCCCCGATGCTCACGCGAACCCGATCGGGATCGACCGGTTCGATTGCCGGAGTGAGGACACCGCGAAGAGCCACGGACGCGCAGAGCGCCGCGCGTTGGACGCCGAACGCCACGAGCACGCCGGCGACCTCGCGGAGACTGCCCAGGCACCACGCGATCGACATGAGGGATCGGTCGCGCTTGCAACCGTGACCGTGACCGAAGACCCACACGAGCCCGTTGACGGTGCGCCACCGCGCTGGATGTCCGCACGGCGTGATCGCCGCGATGATCTCCGCAGGCGTCATCGGTCGAGCTCCTCGCGGCGCCGAAGCTCCGCGCGTGCCATGCGGCCGAAGACGTCCGTCCGCAGATCGTCGCGCGCATACAACGCGATCTCCTCGTTGGACCACTGCCCGAGCTTGAGACCGAAGCGCACGAGCACCGCGAGCAAGCCGCCGCGGCCGTGCAACAGCCCGTTGTGGAACTTCACGGCGTGCCTCCCGCGCGGGTGAGCTCGCGCCGAGCCGCGCCCAGGGCGAAGCGCAACACCTCCGCCGTGCTCTTGAGGTGCGACATCTCCCGGACCTCGCCGAAGAGCACACGGTCCTGCTCCTCCCATCGCCAATAGACCACGGCCGGGGCGTCGCTCTTGTCGGGCCCGCTGTCGGGCGCCTCGTCATTCGGTTCTTTCGTCTGGTCGCTCATGGCCGAGCACCATGCGACCTTATCGACCGTCCGTCAAGGTGTCGCAGCATAGATTGCAACCCGTACGCGCCTCCCCCTTGACACCCACGCGGGGCGGTCACATAGTCCCTCGGCCGGCAGACGACCGGCAGGAGCGACGGACCATGAAGGGTTTCGCCCGACGATTGACTCGCGTGCGCTGGATACATCCGCGGGAGGCGTTCGCCACGCGGGCCGAGTACCGGAGGAACAAGCGCTACCACCTGCGCAGCGGGAATAGCGCTTGTCGGCGGCTCGACACCGAGAACGGCGGCGCATTCGATCCCCCCTATGTTGCTCGCCCAGGACAGAGGACGCGATGACCGCCCTCCTCCTGCCCTTCTGCGACGGTGGCCCCACGGATCCAGATCGGTCCTGGGGCTACCGCGACTCCGGCGACGGCGCCGAGGACGCGGACGATCTCGCCGTCGACGTTGACGACGGCGCCGTTGACGACGACCGCAGCTTCGCCGCCGCGCGAGGCTCCGTGTTCGTCACGCCGATCTTCGAAGGGAGCTGTTAGATGAGAGACCGATTCGAACAAGCGGCAGGCATCCTCGCGGCAGAAAAGCTGCCGCTGCGAGCCGCGTGGCATAAAACGGGCGCTGCGTTGTACGACGAGGCCGGGACCATCGTTTGGACAGGGCGGCGCAGCGAACTCGTTGCCGAGGTTCGGCGACGCGTGGTCGAAGCCGTGAGTGCGCGAGCGAAAGCTGCCGCGGCGGACATGCCGGACCTTCCGACTTACTAAGGAACTGCGTGCGCGGGCGTAGGCCCCACCGGTTCGCGACCGGACGCACGCGCCGATCCCTGCGAGACGCGCCCCCGGCATGCCGCCGCGCGTGCTGCCTCGCAGGGTCGACAGCTTGGAGATGACGACGATGAACGCCGACGTAGACCCGCTCGATCGACTCCGGCCACTCCCGCCCGCCCCGACGCGGAACCACGGGTGCAGCGAGCCCGCGGAGGCATGCACCGGCCCGCGGCATTCGCCGGTGAAAGTCGGTGAGACGTGCGCCTGCCCGTGCCACGGCACCGCGGACGCTGATCTGATGAGCCTTGGGCCGTACCCGCCCGCCCCGATGCACGAGCGCCGGTTGATCGGCCTCGCGCACGTCCCGACGACGTGGGAGACGGTCGCGCCGATCGTGGCGGTGTCGCCCGCTGGTCTCGTCGTGCACCTGCCGATCGGTACCGTGCTGCGCGCCTCCGAAGAGACGCCTGCGCGCCCGTTGCCGGAAGAGACGGTGCGGGCGATCGCGCGCCTCGTGGCGTTGCTGCCCGTCGGCCGCCGTGAGCTGTGCCTCGGGTGCAAGAACCAGGGCCCCGTCGACCTGCTCGCCGCCATGCCCGGCGTGCACGTCACCGAGACGCTCTACCCCGGCACCGACACGCGCGAGGCGCCCTACGTCATCCGGTGCGCCGAGGTGACGATCGACGGCCTCGCCGTGCGCGCGCAGCACGATCGCGAGCCCACCGCGGAGGAGCTCGCCCGGCTCGACCGCGCCCGCGTGGACGCGACGCCGCGTATCCGACCGGTGCACCTCACGAGGACGCCGTGAAGAAGCCGACGATCACCGCGGTCCGAAAGGTCTGCGAGGAGCACGACGCGCGGCAGGCGAACGGATGGCAAGCCGCCGAGCGTGCCGAGCACTGGATCGATCCCGGTGACGCGGAGGGCGCGTGGAAGGGAACGACGTGGCCCACGGATAGCGCGATCGATCTCCAGCGTTCGCGCGAGAAGCACGCCACGAGGACGCCATGACCGCGCGTTGGCTCGACCTCACGCCGGCGCAGTATCACGCCGCTGTACCGCCTGGGGAGGTGCCGCCGCTCTCGCATTCGCTCGCCGTCGAGCTCCTCAACCGGACGCCGCTCCACGCGCGCCGCAAGTGGCTCGCCCGTGGGCCCTCGACGCCGCACAGCGAGGAGGCCGCGGAGAAGCGGCGGCGCCTCGAATGGGGGACGCTCGTGCATTCCGAACTGCTCGGCGGCGTCGACGATCGGATCGTGATCGCGTGCAACGACACCGGCTTGACGCAGGAGCCTTTTACCGATTGGCGCACGAAGGCCGCGCAGGCGGCCCGCAAACGCATCTACGAGGACGGGCGGATCCCGGTGCTGGAGAAGCAGATCCGCGACGCCCGCGTCTTCGCCGACAAGGTGCGGGGCAAGCTGCGCGACGTCGGGATCGACCTTGAACCGAACGAGCAACGCTTCAACGAGCAGGCGATCATGTGGGGGGAGGACGGCACGCCCTGCCGCGCGATGTTCGATCACGTCGACCTGCGGAAGGGGCTCGTGCTCGACATCAAGACGGCGGAGAACGCGCACCCCGAACGGCTCAAGCGGAGCGTGATCGACTTCGGGTACGACGTGCAGGCCGCGGCGTACACGAGCGCCCTGGAGCACCTCGACGCGCGCCTCGCGGGCCGCGTGCGCTTCGCCCTCGTCGTGTGCGAAGCGCACACGGCCGAGGTCGTGATCGTCGAGCTAGGGGGTGACTTCTTGCACCTCGGCCGGCAGCGCTGGGCGCGCGCCGTCCGCACGTGGGCGCGCTGCTGCGCCTCGAACACCTGGCCGGGCTACCCGCGCTCCGTGCGCCTGGAGTGCCCCGAATGGGCGATCGCCGCCGAGATGCGCGCCGCCCACGACGACAACGACTTAGCGGTCCACGCGGAGCCGCGCGGCGCAGACGACGCCGCAGATCCGCCCGAAGGAGACGAGGACGATGGATCGGAAGAAGCGTGTTTTTGACGACGTGCCCGCCGTGCGCGAGCGCGTGCCCCTGCTTATCGGGATCGACGGCTGCTCAAGCAGCGGCAAGACGTTCAGCGCGCTGCGCCTCGCAACTGGCATCCAGCGCCTTTACGGGGGCGACATTCGCTTGATTGACGCCGACCACGGCCGCGGCCTGCACTACGCCGACCGCTTCGCGTACCGGCGGATCCCCTTCGATCCGCCCTTCGGATCGCTCGACTTCCTCGACGCCATCCAGCAGGCGATCTCCAAGGGCGGCGTCGTGATCGTCGATCACATGAGCGCCGAGCACGACGGCGAAGGGGGAATGCTCGACACGAAGGAGGAGGCGACCGAGGGCAAGAACAGCCGCAACGCGGTCGGCTGGAAGATCGCGAAGGGGCTGCACCACCAGCTCGTGAGGGCGATCCAGCAGATCGGCACGCCGGTGATTCTCCTGTGGCGCGCCGCCGACAAACTCGATTGGAAGACCGGCGGAGAACCGAAGAAGCTGGGCATGATGCCGATCGGCTCGAAGGATCTGATCTTCGAGATGACGGTGAATGCGTACCTGCCGCCGGCCGCGCGGGGCGTTCCGAACTGGAATCCCGCCGAGGTCGGCGAGCGCATGATGACGAAGCTCCCGACACAATTCCGCGACGTCTTCCGCGAGGGCGAGGCGCTCTGTGAGGCGCACGGGGAGGCAATGGCCCGCTGGGCGCTGGGCGCAGCGGCCCCCGCCCCGTCGAACGGCAAGAGCGCGGCGCCGCCAGCCCGCCAGCCCAACGCGCAGCAGGAGCGCCTCCGACGATGGGCTGCCGAGGTCGCCGCGTGCACGACGGCCGAGCAGCTCGACGCGAAGGCCCTGGAGGCGGAAGGCTTCGGCTTGGGCGAGAAATCGCGCCCGTGGGCAATGGCCGAGCTCGCGAGGGCCCGCGCGGCGTTGGGGCCGCCCGCTCCGGCAACCGACGCCCCGCCCGCCGACGGAGGCTATGATGACCGCGCCTTCTGACCGCCCCACGGCCCGCGCCGACCTCGCCGAAGCCGCCGCGCAGCTCGACCGGTTGAAGGACGGGCACCGCGGGCGGTGACCTGTTAATCCGACGAACACCCCCTGTTTGGAATAAGAACACGTGCTAAGTGTGCGAACCTGCTAGCGAATGTGGCGGAACGAGCCTTTGGAGAGTGCGCCGCCTGTTCTGGATCTGAACACCCACCGGCGGCGCACCCTCGTTTTCCGCGGCTTTTCGCGTGCGCGACCGTGGCACGAGCTCTGCAATAGAGTCTTGGCATGAAGACGCCCCGCAATGACGGCCCTGTGACTCTCCGCTCCGCCGGCAACCCGGCGCCTCCTCCTCCCCCTGTTCGTCACGCGTGGCCACTTACGAGGTTCTCCGTTGGGGCGTCGCGATCGTCGAGATCGACTACCTCGGCAACGATAGGCTTTGGTCGGGGTTCCGCGTGGAGATCGCCAACCCCGGGATCGACGCGAACGGCATCGATCCACTCTATGAGGAGGCGTACCGGCTCGCGTGCGTGGCGGTTCGTCCGCACGGATACACCCTCGCGCGGTTTGCTCGCGCCTGATCGGTTTACACCTCCGCCGCCCGCCCGGACGTGCCGCAAACGCGGTGCCCCGGGCTCGCGGCGTTGAAGGAGTCGGAACATGGATCGCTACACGAACGAGGACGCCGCTTTTGACGATGAACGCTTGAACGGTCCGCGCTGCCCCCGTCACGGGTAGGGGCTGCTCGTGCTGCTCGTCTTGCGGCTGCTCCAAGGGCCACGCGCCGTGGTGCCGCGAGCGGGAGCCGGACGAGGACGGCGAGCAGGAGACCGTGTGAGCGCGCCCGACGGCGTGCCGCTCGTGGTCGCCCGCTGGGCGCTGGGTTTCCACCTCGTGCCGTGCGCGGCACGCATTGAAGGAGTCGAGACGATGAATAGCGATACCAAGACGCCTCGCGCGTTCGAAGTGGTGGCCGGCACATATTGGCCGTCCTATCTCCTGGGGGCCGCCAAAGAGGCGGGGCTCGCCGAATACGAAGCCCGGCTTGAGGCCGAGCAGATTCCCACGTCGAAAGAGACGTGGCTCACTCCGGAGTACCAGGCGCGCATGCGCGAAGAGGGCGCGGCCGACGTGGCCCGAAGTCAAGCGGCGATCGGCCTGCGGGCGACGGAGCAGGCCGTCCGCGACGAGATCGAGCGACACCTAAACCTGCCGCGATTCACCGCTGCCGGATCCGCGTGACGACCGCCTCGAGCAGCCCGACCGACTCGCGCCGCACCTCCGCCGCCCGCTCCAGCGCGGACAACCGGCGGAGGTGCCGCCCCGCGTCCTTGAGCTGCGCCGCGAGATCGCGGATCGTCTCGGGGTCGCGCGCGCGATCGTGCTCGGCCTCGGCACGGCGCCGCTCCGCGATCACGAGCCTGGCCGCGAGCAGCAGGACGATCCCGCCGAGAACCGTCGCGAGCAACCGGAGAGCTTCCACGGTTCTGCATCGTCACGGCGAAGCGGGCGCACGTCCAGCGGCGCCTCCGAAAAATCGACCGCCCCACGTCGCTTTTGACCTTGCGCTGTACCGCAAGCCGAGTTAGATTCCATTTATGGTCGAGACGACGAAGAAGCCGGGCCGGTTCGTGGACATCGCGCGCAATTGCGTCGCGCTTGCGGCTGCGAGCGCCAACAACCACGCGCCGATGATGTCGAGCGCGGTTTTCTGCCTGAACGACGCCCGCGCGTTGCTCGCCAAGGGCGAGCCCGTCCCGGCGACCAAGCGCGCCCTTGACTCGCTCTCTTACAGCGTCGGCACCTTCCACCCCGACTACAATGAGGTTCGCGACCTCGTCGCGTGGCTCGCGTCGTGAAGGCCCCTCGATCCGTTCTCGTGCTGTCGCTCTTTCCCGGGATCGGGCTGCTCGACATGGCGTTCGAGGCCGAAGGGTTCTGCGTCGTGCGCGGTCCGGATCTCCTGTGGGGCGGCGACATTCGGCGCTTTCACCCGCCCGCAGGGCGCTTCGACGGCGTGATCGGCGGCCCACCATGCCAACAGTTTTCGCCTTGTTCGGGCGGCACATCCGAGGCGGAAAACTTGATCCCGGAGTTCGAACGCGTCACCGCCGAAGCGGCGCCGGCGTGGTTCGTGATGGAGAACGTGAAGGGCGCACCTGAGCCGGCCGTGCCGGGGTACGTGGTGCGGTCGCGTCTGGTGAACAACCGCTCTTTCGGCGAGGAGCAGAACCGTCTGCGACGCTTCTCTTTCGGCACCGTGGACGGACGCGAGCTCGACACGTCGCCCGATGAAGCGGTGCTTTTCAATCCGGTCAAGGCGGGCTGCTTTACGGCGAACGGCACGCAATGGGAGCCTGGCGCCGACACGAAGCGCGGCCGGCTCCGTGGACGTTCGCGCTCCGTGCGCACGTGGGAGGAGTTCAAACGCGGCGCCCGCTTGCAGGGCCTTCCCGACAACTTCGAACTCCCTGGATTCACTGCGGAGGGGGCGATCCGGGCTATCGGTAACGGCATTCCGATCCCGCTCGGCCGGGCGATCGCTCGGGCGGTGCGGAGGGCGTTGTCGTGATCGATCTGCCCGCCGTCCTCCGCGCCGCCATGAAGGCGCGCGGCATCAATCAATCTGCCCTTGCCGCGAAGCTCGCCGAGCGCTGGGGAAAGCTCCCCGTGCGCGTGAACGAGAAGCTTTCCCGTTGGCTGAACGGTCATGACGATCCGCGGTGGTCCGCGCTGGTCGACGTACTCGACGTGCTCGACCTCGACCTCGTGCCCCGAGCGAGCACCCCCGCCACCGCCACGAAGCCGACCACGTAGAGCGCCCGCGCCGCGTCCCAATCGCTGAACGGATCGCGCACGAACGGCCCGATCGTCGCGACCGCCGCCTCCGTCGCGAGCAGCACGAGCGCGGCCGCGTGCACCGGCGAGCTGCCCCACCTACGCGCCGGTGTCCACGCGCGCCAAACGGCCACGACGCCGCCCGCCACGGCCGCGAGCTCGACCGCGAGGAGGAGCCGCGCCACGAACGCCGCCCTGGCCACGCGTGCCGCGGGATCGTCGCCTGGGTGCCCGTACGGCCGCGCGAGGACGAGCACCGCGCCGGCGACGAGCCAGACGCAGACCGCGACGCCCATCGCCCACCGTGATCTCAATCCCGAGAACACCCGCCACGACGTCACCATGAGCGCGCACGGCCACGCCATTGCCAGGGCCTGCTCCGCGAGCCGCACGGCCGACGCGAGCCCACCGCGGGGCGCAGGAGGCACGCACGGGACAACGACTGCGAGCACGGCGCGAGGGTCGCCGAGGACGCGGCAATCACCCACGGCGAGCAGCACGTCGACAACAACTGCAAAGGCGAGGAGCAGGACGAGCGGCGATCCCCCAAAGGTGTGCGCCGGTACGTCGCCGCCGTCGGGACCCCGGGCGATCGTGCGATCCTCCACCCCCGAAGGTGTGCGCCGGGTGAACCGAACGGCGCACGCGAGCGCGAGGAACTCCGCGGCCAGGACCGCGAACCACACGATCAGACCAGCGCCCCGCAATGCGAGCACGAGAAGATCGCGCCCGCCTCCGACACGACCCGGCAGCGAGCCCGGCCGATGTGCGAACAGATCGCCGGGACGAAGTCGCCGCTCGCGTCCCGGCAGGGCCCCTCGTGGCGCTCGCGGCGCCGGCACGTGCCACGGCAGCCGCCGTCGCGCCCGCGCTTGCAACGGGCCCACGTCGGTCGCGCACATGGCTTCGGCGCGGCTGGGCGGAGATCGGGGCGCGCCTGATACAGCCGCTCGTCGCGGAGCTTGCGGCGCTTGACCACAAGACGCGCGAGGAGCTCGTCCACCATGCGATCGGGGATCGTGATCGGCGTGACCTCGGCCCCATCGTCGCGCACATGGCAAACGACGAGATCGCCGTTGGGCTCGAAACGAGTCCGCGCCATCGTGATCTCCGGACGCCGCCGGAGTCGCGCGGCGGAGAGGTCGATCACCTTGGCCGTCATATCGCCTTGATGAGCGGATCGACGTCGAGCACCGCCGGCCCGATCACGACGACGCGCGCGATCGGCGTGCCGCTCACGCTGTCCGCGATGAGTCCGAGCGCGAAGAGCTGCCCTTCGTCGAAGGAGATCGGTGCGTCGCGTGAGGCCGATGTCGCCCAGGCCGCGAGCGTCTCGTACGTCCCCTGATCGATGAGCGATCCCGAGTCCGGATCGAGCCGCCACACGAAGCCGACCAACGCTCTCTCGATCGCCAGCCGCTGCACGACGCCATCGACGTCGAGGCCGCCCCACTCGGCCCTTTGCGGGACCCACGTCGCGCCGTTGCGGATCGCGTTCAAAACAAGGGTCGCATCGGGTTCGGGCGGTCCGGATCCAGGCATTCCGCGAGGCTACCCCGCGCCGGCGTCTTCGTCACGCGCGACCAGCCCGAACACCCGCCGGAAGTCTCCCGCGTCGCCCTCGAAGCAATCTCTATCGAGCCCGCCGCGCACGCCGTGCTGGAGGATCGTCGCCTCCGTCCACGGGGCGGGCGCGATGTATGGCGGCGTCCAGTCTGCGAGCCACAACGGCCATGTCGCCCACCATGGATCGGCGCGCAAGCCGAGCTCGTGCGCGAACCACGCCGACAGGTAAACCGCGATCGGCCGCTCCTTCGCCGCGTGGACCTGCTCGAGCACCGCCCGCGCCGTCGAGCGGTACGCCGCACGTGGCCAGGGCGCCCGCCCAGGAAGATCCTCGAGATCGATCGCGATCGCCGCGGGCCCGACGATCGCCTCGACACCGGCGAGCCCGTCGAGCAGCGCCTTCGCCTGCACCTCGGCCGGCGCGTCGGTGATGTAGCCGTACCCCAAGAAGATCTCGACATCGATCGCTGTCGCCGCGCGCAAGTGCACGACCGCGGACGGATCGATCGAGCCCCCGTGCGAGACGCGCACGCCGACGAAGCCGATCCCGGCGAGAGAAGCCCACGGGATCGCGGTGTTGTACTCGCTCACGTCCACGCCGCGGATCGTCATCGTCGCGCTAGAATAGCTCAGTGCTGCGGGTGTTGTTGGTGGAGGACGACGAGGCAACGGGGCGGGTCCTCGCGGCGATCCTGCGCGCCGAGGGCATCGCCGTCCACCTGATCGACGACGCGGAGATCGCGCTCGAGCTTGTACGCCTGCTGCCCCTCGACCTCGTGATCGCCGACTTCGCCCTCCCTGGAATGTCCGGCCTCGACCTTTGCCGCGTCCTTCGCGGCGCAGGGCAGACGCACCCGACGATCCTGATCTCGGGAGGAGCGCCCGATGAGCTCGCGACGGTGGCCGCCGAGGTTGACCCGCGCTCCGGCGTGCCCCTGGTCAACCAGTGGCTACCCAAACCGATCGACCGGGCGACGCTCCTCCAGACGATCGAGGAGGTCCTCACGCGCCGCTCGTCGCTTCCGCCGTGAGCCGCCGTGCTGCTACGCTTCGCCGCATGACGCGCACCGAGACCATCGACGCTCTGGCCGCCCACCTCGTATTGGTCCTGCTGCGCGCGCTCCCCGACGTGAAGCTGCTCGTGGGCTACCTGTTGCCCCATGAAGACGAGAGCGAGCCCGACGCGCCACCCGATGACCTGCGCATCGACGTCGGCCGCGTCGCCCGCGCCGTGATGTCGTGCGGGCCGGCGATCGAGCTCGTCCAGGCCTACGGCGCCACGCACGAAGGGAATCACTTCCGCCTCGTGCAGCGCGCGTGTGCTTGGGGCTAGCTCGTCGCCGTCTGGTCGGCGCGCTGGATCGAACGCCATTCGCGTGTGCTCGTCGCCTTCCCCTGCTTGATGCGGAGCCAATAGACGCGCACCTTCGCATTCAGATACGCGACGCCGCCGGACCCCGCGTAGCCCGCCCCGAGCGACACGATCGTCGTTCCGAGCCCCGCCCACTCGTTGCCGATCGTGCCTTTCTGGTAGGCCGAGCCGTTGACCGAGCCCATATGCTGCGTGCCGTGCCGCTGGTAAAGCACCGAAAAGATCGCGTTGGCTCCACCTGTGCCGCCGACCTCGCCCCCGCTCTCGGCGTTCGCGCTGTCGAGGTATTGGCCATTATAGAGGACGTTCCACGCGATCCTGGATTCTTCGAGCGTCCCGACGCGCGCCAGATCGACGATCACACGAGACGCTGAGTCGAGCTTGTTGAACACGCCCTCGACGGAGAAGTCGCCGCGCGGATCCCAAAGATTGTTGGTGAGCAGCAGCACGTCATCGACGCCGTCGAACTCGACATATTTGTGACCGTTGCCGTCCGTCGCGCAGACGGGTTGCTTCGATCCCGTCGCCTGCACGAACGACAGGGTCGCGCCCGCGTCCGCCCAGGAACTCACGGCGCCGGTGCTGAGGCTCTCCGCGCTCCACTCTTTCGAGTAGTGCGTTTCGGTGAGAGCGTCGGTGATCGTCGGCGACTCGGCGAGCTCGATCCGGCAGACGCCGCCCGCCGTGAACGCATGGCTGAAATCGTCGAGTGCTTCCGGCCCGCCGATGATCTGGATCTTGCCGTTCGTGGTTGTGCTCGTGATCGACGTGTCGAACCGGTAGATCCCGCTCCGGTTATCGAAGGTGAGATCGGCGACATGCTCCTTGCCCCCGTAGGTCGCGTCGCTCTTCGCATCCGCGTTCCGGCCGATCCACGCCTCGAGGGCAAGCCGGTTATCCCAGCCGTTCGATGACCCCGTCTTCGCCTTGAACGCCATCGAGCCCAGCACCTGAAGGCCTGGCGCCTCGACCGCATCGGGCATCGTGTACTCCGCGACATCTGCGACGACGGGGAACCACGCGCGCTCGAAGTAGATCGATCCGTCATTGTTTGGGAGGCCAGCGTGAAGTCCGCGATTGTCGTCGCCGCTCGCGGTGATCTTGGGCCGCAAGAGCGACTCGTTTTGCAGGTTCGTCCCGAGGATCGACACGAGCGGATCGGGATCTGGAATCGGCACGAGCGGCGCTTCCGTGCGATCACCGAGGACAAAGATCGGCGCCGTCCAGCCTGGCAAGTCCAGGAGGCGCCGTACGGCCGTCGCGGGGTACACGACGCGGTACGTGTCGAGGCTCGCAGCGGAGCTCGTGAGGCGCGCGGCGAGCTGGCCCTCGATCAGCGATCGATTGCTCGCGCTCTGAAGGTCGTAGTAGCTGTTCGCGCCGTACCCCATGTTCCAGTTGGGGGCGATGAGAACGAGCGCCGCGATATCCTCGGGGAACGTCGCGGCGTAGAGCAGCGCATCAAGCGCGCCCGTCGACATCCCCACGAGGATGCGGCTCCGCCCCGCCGCCCACACCTTCGCGCCCTCCGCGGTCGCCGCGTGGTTCAGCATGTAGCGGTAGGCCCACCGGTCGCGCCGGTAGTCGACCGATCCGTTGATGCCGCGCCCCGGGCCCGTGAGCGCTACGGCGAGCAGGCCGCGCCCCGTCGTGGCCTCCACGTAGCCCGTTACCCGGTGCATAAAGGTCGTGTCGTACAAACTGTCGTCCGACGCGAAGCCCGGGAAAAAGCCCGTCAACACGAGGTTGCCCGTCCCCGCCACGTCATTCTTGTACGACCGGCGATACTTGAGCTGCGTCGAGGCGCTGATACCGTCCGTGAGCCCCGTCTCCGTCGTGTCCGTCCACGTCGAGCCCGCGGAGCTCGTGAGCGCTGCCGTGGATAGCGCCGGCGCGGTGCCCGTGAGCCGCTGGTACAGCGACGCGGACAGAAGGCCGCTGCTCACCGAACTCGCCCCCGGCACGAATGCCCTGCCGAAAGGTCCGCCGCTCACAGGATCACCACCGCGTAATGAGCGATGCCCGTCCACGCGAAGGAAGTGTTTTCGCCGAGGATCGGCACACCGTCAGGCGGGAAGTCGAGCCCGAACGACTCGCCCTCGTCGAGGTCCGCCGCGTCGCTCACCTCGCCCGCAGAGTTGGTGATGGTGACCGATCCGCCTCCCGTGTCGCCGACGAAGCCGAACGAGAGCACGCGCTTGCCGGCCGGCACGAGATAGGGGCTGCTTTCGGTGGTGATGATCTGGAGTGACCGGGCCATGGGGCGTCCCTTCTACAGGTAGGCGGAGAACGATGTCGGGTCGGGCGATCCCGCGATGATCGTCACGAAGATCCCGATCATGGCGCCCGAGGGGATCGTCGCGGAACTGTGCGTGAGCGTGTGCTGCACGAACTGGAGGATCGGCCCGCCCGGGACGTAGCCCGTCGTGCTCTCCGTCGTGACGATCACGAGGTCGTGCTCCGTCCCGTCTGGCTCGAACCAGGCGACGGTCACTTGGTAGTAGTCGGTGTCGCTCGCGGCGATCGACATGGTGGTGACGAGCCGGATGCTGTTCTCGGCCAGGTCGTAATCGGCGGCGAGGCGCGTCCCGAAGAACCAGACGCCAACGATAGGGAAGCCGCCGCTGGCCAGCGTGTTGTGCGCCGCCGGGCCCGCGGAGGCGCCTGAGCCGCCACCCCCGCCGGCGTCGACGGCGTCGATCATCTCCTGCAGCGCCACCGCGGCATGCTCGGGATCCTTCGCGATGTCGTCGGCGAGCGGGTGTCGCAGCTGCAGGTTCGTCGTCCGCACGACGATGATCCGCGTCTTCGTGTTGACCGTCGCATCGGGGCGGCCGGCGCTGTCGAGCGCGGCCACGCCGCCGTTCACCTGGCACTGGATTTGCCACGCGCCGACCTCGCCCGGGATCGTGATCTCGACGATCGCCGTCGGGGGATCGGCCTGGCCGTCCGATGGCGCGAACGTGGCGATCGTCCGGCCGTTGCTGCGGTCGATGCAGGAAAAGATCGCCTGCCACACGTCGAGCGCGGGCGTGTCCTCGAGCTTCGCTTCGATCACGTCGCCCGAGGCGCATTCGAAGTCGCCATCGTCGAAGGCCGACCACTCGCCATCCTGCGTCTGGTTTCGGAGCTGAAAGCGGGCGCTGCTCATGGTGCGGGATCTCCGAGGACGTCCACCGACGTCGTGCCGAACCAGCGGTTGTGGACCTGCTCGCGCAGCGTGACCGTGTGCTCGCCGCCCTGGTCCGGCGTGAAGATCACCGCGAGCGGCAAGTCGACGATCTCGCGCCGCGTGTGCCTCCCGTCCGGCGCGACGACGATCAGATCGAACGGCGGCACGAGGCCCTCGTTGATGTACGCGGTGCGGACCTGCACCGCGAGCGTCACGGGCTCGAAGGCGCGGATCCGCTCGAGCGCGTTCTGCGGCACGAGGTCGAGCGCTTCGGCCTGGAAGGAATCTTGGAAGAGCTCGGCCGCGGGGTTGCTCGGCGCGAGGATCGGGGATGCCACGCGGCCAGCTTATCCGACCTACTCGACTTCGAACGAGAGGATGATGCTCCCCCCGCCGTCGCGCCTCACGACGAGCTCTTGATGGCCGTTCGTGGTCGAGCTCAAACGCACCGTGATCAGCGACGTCTGGCCCGGCGTCGCGATGATGCCGGGCGGGAAGGGGCCGCCGAATTGCAGCACGCTCACGGCGAAGAGCCGGCCGTCAAGATCGCCGTCGAGGGGTGCGACGACGCCATCGGCGACGCACTTGATCACGACGTCGGTCGTGCCGGTCGGCTTTCGCACGCGCCGGTAGCGGTGCACGTTGCGGTTGCGGTGCGAGAGGCGATCGTCCGCCCACACGAGCGTTTCCGTGCCGGAGTCAAAGCGGACGTCGAAGTCGGGCATGCGGCGAGGATACCTTGGCGTTGGGTCGCCGCGAACGCTCGGGCGGCGTATCCTTGCCCAAGGAGGAGCGGCACACATGACGACGTTGCGGCGCATGCTCGCGGGCATCCTGGTTCTCGTTGGTTGTCAACAGTCGCGGCTCGAGTTCGTGTGCGACACACCGAGCGGTCGCCCCGACTGCGACGTGACGGCAGTGAAGGAAACGTGCATCGCGCCGCGTCGGATGTTCCTTTGTCAGGAACCGCTCGACGATGCCCGATGCGATGTCGCCGCTCCGAAGGTCGAGTGCGGAGGCGAGCTGCTGGTGGGCGCGTGCTGCGCCCCGTGACGCCCGCAGACGCACGACAGCCCGACCATCGACGCGCGGTGATCGGGCTGCGAGCGCTCGGCAGGGAAAGAAGGAGCCTCCCGAACCGGCGGACAATACCGCGGAAAACGCCCCCGTACACGATGTTCGTTGCCGACCGCGCGCCGACGTGGCTCACTCTCGCCCGAAGGAGCGGCGGCTCTTCCCGCCGGAAAGACATGAAAACACGGTTCTTTTTGCTTGTTTGCGCCATCTCTGGCGCCCTCTTTGGTTGTGCGGCAGGGCCCCAGGGGGAACGCGGCCCGATGGGCGAGACCGGCGAACGTGGTCCCACAGGCCCCGCGGGTCCCATGGGCGCCGATGGCATTTCGAGCGGCAGCCATAGCGGCTCGCGGCTCAAGATCCGCTCGTATGTCGCGGAGGACGGTTCGCGCCTCGACCTTGGCGTCTTCGATTCCGCGTTGGAGACGCCCTGTCATTTCGGCGTCGCCGCGGACGGGGTCACACGGTGTCTGCCCACGGCGCCCGCGTATGTGGGGTATCTCGATCCCGGATGCACCAAGCCGATGGCGGTGAGCTTCAAGGCGTGCGACGGCGACGCGCCGAAGTACGCGATCCAGCAACTCAGCGATGACGCGTGCAGCGAGCCCTACGACTACTTCCGCGTGGGCGCGCCGATCGCGGCGCCGGACGCCTATTTCAGCGCAGGCCCGAGCACGTGCCAGCAGAACGCCGTGAGCTCCAAGGCGGTGTTCTTCGACCTCGGCGTGAAGGCGCAACTCGAGGACTTCGAAGCCGCGACGATCGAGCTCCAGTAGCCCGCCTACTGGCGACCTCCGACCATCAATGTGAACGCGACGGCGGTGGCGGACGGATCGGCGATGCCACCGCCGTCGAGGTTCAGGAACGCGACGACAAGCGCGCTCGAGCTCGTGCTCCCGTGCACCATGTCGCAGACGGGAAGCGCGGATGGGTTCTTCGCTCCGCAGGCGACGGGCCAATACGTCGTGTTAAAGAAGGCCCGCGCGAACGTGACCAGCACGTAAGACGACGTCACGGAGACGGATGCGATGTTGTACCCGTCGTGCAGCGTCACGCCCCCCGATCCGTTCGTGGTGATGTACCCGCCGGCCTTCAGGATGTTGGCGCCGAACAGCATGTTGTTCGCACCAGGATCAGCGCTCGCCGAGGGCGAGGCGCCGGTGAACTGCGCGCCGCCCGTCCCGATGTCCGCGGCTGGATGCGAGCCGCTCCCGCCATTGCAGACGATGCCCTTTCCCGTCGAGCCGCCCGCGAACACACCGCCCGATCCTGAGCCATCCCCCTGCCCCGTCACGCCATGTCCGTTCGACGACGTCGCGCCGCCGCCGACGATGCCCGCCGTTGAACCGATGCCGAAGACACCCGTCGCGCCGACGCCCGCCACGCCGGCGCCCGAGCCATCTCCCGTGCCGGTGATCGCCGTGTAGGTCGAGGCGGCGGGTGCGGTCACTTCGAGCTTGCCCGTCGTCGCGATATTGCCAGCCGTCGTGATCGCGAGGTCGCCGGTGATGGTGAGATCGCCCGCCATCGTGAGCCCGTCGCTCGTGTCGAGCGCCCCCTTAAACGGCACGGGGTCGCCGGTGTCGAAGTCGAGGCCGCCGCCGTTTGCGCCGCTCCACGAGAGGTCGCCGCTCGGCGCGTGCGAGCTGCCGTCGGTGAGGTTCGGCGCCTCGCGGTACTGCTCGACGATCTTGTTGATGTCGTCGGAGGGGAGCGGCGCTTTCAGCGCGTAGGGGTAGCCGTTCGGTGCTTCGAGGTTTGCCACGCCGCGAGGATACCGCGGGCGTCACCCCATGGGCGTGACGTCGAGGAGGCTTTCGCCGTGGTCGCCGCCGTCGAGCAAGAAGGCGGGCGCATCGGGGTCGAGCACCTGGCCCAGCGTCCACGTCATGGTGGACGGGAGGCGCGCGTGCAGGAGCTTCGTCACCGCGCGTGACACCTCCTCGGGAATGTCGACCTCGTCATCGTCGAGCGCGTACACGACGCGCAGCACGTCGCGGGAGCTGTAGTTCGGATCGCGCGCCGCGGTGAACGTGCCGTAGTCGGGGAGGTTGTCGACGGGCGCGAGGTATTTGCCGGGCACCGTCGTGTCCGTCTGCTCGAAGTCCTCGATCTGGATCGACAGCTTCGGCGAGATGTCGAGCAGCGCCTGCGCGAGGTGCGGCGTCGTCGCTCCGTCGCGCGCTTTCCACGCGAGCCGCAAGAGCTCACGGAGCGCCACGTCGGAGGCCGCGCCATCGGACAAGAGTGCGTCTTGCCAAAGGCCGAGCGCGTCCGTGGAGATGCCCGGGAAGGCCTGGAGGAACGCGCGCCCGATTGCCCGGTCGGCCCCCGCGATGGCCTCCGCCGCGATCTGTCGCGGCAAGTCCAGGATACCGCCCTCCGGCCCTGGACCGCGTTCGCCACCCTCCGCGGCGCGCAGGCCGCGCCACGTTTGCTCCATGTCGGTGGGCCCGCCGCCGAGGCAGAACGGGAGAGGATTCGTCCAGCCGAGCACGTCAGACCGGATCGCCGAGCACGATCGTGCTGATGATACCTGCCGCCACCTGCACGTCGGTCAAGACCGCCTCGGCGCTCGACACGGTCGAGCCGGCGGCGGGGTTCGACAGGGTGAGCACGCCCCCGGGCGTGAGGATGGGCGGCGCGTTGTTGTAGACGGTGACATTCGAGACGTCGAGCGTCTCCGGGCCGCTGCTGTTGTAGCTCGTCACGATGACGTTTCCGGCACTGCGGCGCACCGCGATGTCGTCACCGATGGTGCCGCCATTGTCATCGCCGAGCTCGACGGCGAGGCGTTCGCCCGGAGCCGCGGCGAGCGCGAGCGTGACCGTCCCGAGCACGAGGACGCCGGACACGCTCGCGCCCCCCATGCGCGCGGCGACGTCCTGCGCGGTCGAGGAGTTGTAGATCTCGCAATAGGTCGCCTCCGCACACGAGCCGAACGCGACGGGATAGACGGTGTCAGCCGCGGTCGTGGCGGGCACGTCGATCCGGCCGCCGGGCTGCGCTGCCTGGTAGGGCACGCTCACCGTCACAGCGGGCGGAGACGGTAGCGAGGTGTCGGTGAGCTTTCGGGTGAGGACGGCGGTGCTGTTCGGCATGCAGCCGAGCTTACAAGATCGACACGGTGAAAGGCATGTCGGTCGCGCTGCCCGCTGCGTTCCACGTGCGGACGGTGATCTGCGTCGCGCTGTCGAGCGTGTACGTGGGCGGCCGCACGCTCGACGCGCTCTGCGGGGAGATGAGTGCGCCGGTGAACACGACGGGCAGGAGCGGGCCATCGTCGCCGCGCCAGTCGGTGTAGGAGGCCGCCTGCGCGGCGATCACGTACACGCCCGTCCCGCTGTGGTTGATGGTGACGCGGCGCGCGGGCACGTCCTCCGTGTTCCACGCTTCGCCACCCGCGAGCTTCGTCCCGTCGTCGTCGATCGTGAGCGACACAAGCGGGCCGAGCTTGTTGAGGCCGGCGAGTTGCCATTGCACCGCGTTCCACACGGCGAAGTCGATCTGCTTGCGCGGATCGGTGATCGGCATCGCGTTTTCGCGCGTGCCGCCGAGATCGTCGTACGAGGAGCGGCCCGGGAATCCTTGGCTCATAGATCCTCAGAAGGGTACACGGCGACGTGGCCGCACACGAGCAGGTAGGGCCCCTGCGTCGGATCGGTCGGCAGCACGGGCTCGGTGGACGAGATGTCGAGGAGCTCGCCCGATGTCGTCGAGCCGTTCAGGACGTTCTGGATCGTCGTGAGGATCGCGGAGCCGGCGCGGTACGGAAACACCTCGACGGGGTCGGGAAAGCGAGCGGCGCGGGGGGCGCGCGTGTCCGTCTCGGTGTCGATCACCTCGCCGGGCCCGAGGCTGTCAAAGTAGCGCTCGACGGCCTGCGCAAGGAGCGTCGGGCTGCGCGTCGCCGGCGAGATGTAGTCGCCGACCGCGATCGTCCTGGCCGGCGCCGTCTCGAGGGTGACGTCCCACGTGCCGCCGCCACCATCTACGATCGACGTCACGCGCAGCTCTTCCCAGCGGGAGATCGAGCGGTGCCACACCATGATCGAAGACGTCGACGAGGGAAGGTCGCTGCTGTTCGTGATGGTGAAGAGCATCTGCGACGTGAGCGCGGTAATCGTGGCGGGCGAGCCGTCCCACAGGGGCCACGGCCGCGAGTCTTTCCAGCCGAGGCCGCGACCACGAGGGAGCGCGAGCGCGATCGACGCGTCGGTGTAGGTCGTCTGCGGCGCAACCACGAACCGGCAGCCACGCTCCGGCGACACCGGCGATCCGGGAGGCACGAGGTACGCGCGCGCTGTCGTGAGCGTGCCCGCGGAGGGAACGCGCGCGAGCGGTCCACGCGGCGCCGACTCGCTCTGCCGGCCGCGCTTCTGCGTGATGCACCACACGTCGGTGCCGGCATACTTCGCCTCCGAATAGCCGAACGCGTCCTCGACCGCGACGGAACTTTGCCGCGCCCACCGCCGCACGTGCGCGTTGTTGCCGCTCTCGCTCGGGTGCGCGTCGTCGTCGGCCATGCGACGCCCCCACGCCTGTTCCGTCTCGATCTCGGTGCCGCCCTTGCCGTCGATCGTCGTCGTGAACTCGCGCGCGGCCGAGAGCGGCACGTTGCCCGCCCATGTGAGCTTCGATCCCGCGGGGAGGTTCGTCGCGTCGCCGACGCTCACGCCGACCAAGATCATCGGCGCAGCCGCGTCGCTGCCCGCGGTGCCGTTCGCGGGCGTCGTGACGTCGTACAGCAGTTGGAACGTCATCCCGTTGATCGTCGCGAAGGCCGCCGCATTGTCGGGGATCGTCGTCGAGCCGACGAAGAGCGCGCCGACGTCCGCCTTTGCCTCGGCGTAGATGGTCGCGCCCACGGCGGGGAGGCGAGGCAAGTCGCGCTGGTCGGCGTGGACGGTGAGCGCGCCCGACGTCGCCCGCTGGGGGAACACCTGATCGGCGAGGACGCCGGCCTTCGCATGGATCGCGAGCAGCGCCAGGTCGAGCGCGTTGAAGCGGGCGTAGTCGCGCGTCCCTTCCTGCGTCGCGAGCTGGATGTGCTCTTCGGTGATCGTTACCCCGAGCACGGGATCCTTTCGACCGATCCACGCGCGGAGGGCGGAGCGCAGCGACGCGAGCATGCGATCGCGCTCGGCACCTGCGACGGGCATGTCGAAGTACGCCATCACGCACCCCCGATCGGAAGCTCGCGCGTGGAGCGCTGCGCGGGCACGTTCGTCGCCTTGATCGTCACCGCCCCGATCGGCGTCGACTCGCCGACGATCTCGCCGCTCACCTCGACATCCGCGAGCTGTCCGCGGCCCGCGAACTTTTCGAGCACGCGGCGCCCTTCCGTTTCGAGCTGTCCAGGGGCCTGCGGTGTCGCCTTCGTGATCGTGTGCAGCCGGTGCCCGTTCGTGCCGAGCGCGGCGCCGCTGCCCTGGCGCACGGTGAACTGCCAGGCGATCGCGGCGTCGAGGGGATCGTCGCCCGCGAGGAACGAGACGGCGTCGCCCTTCTCGGGATCGATCAGGTCGGCGAGCACGATCGGCGGCGCAGGCAAGGCGCCAGGCGGAGGATCGGGCGTGGGCGGAGGGATGGCGGACGGGATGAACACGCCCCGCAGAATAGCCCGGACGTGCCCGAACCGGGGCGCGGTGCTACGTCCTCGCGCAGGCGCTGCGACGAAGGGCGCCGGGAGGACGACATGTCGAAAGAGATGCTCGGGGCCGCCTTGCAGCCCCACGACGAGATCGCGCGACGGGTGCACCGCTACGAGCGGGCGCTGCTTGGGATCCTGCAACTGAGGCGCGAGGAGGACAGGACCACGCCGATCGCGAACGGCGAGCACCTCCTCGCCGCGCAGGTCGCCGAGGCCGTGACCGCGTACGAGCGGAGCCTGCGCGAGCCGCCCTTGCCGGCGCCGCCGCGGAAGGTCGAGAGCGAGGAGGCGCCGACGCCGGTCGTGCAGGCGCGGAGGGGGAGGCGCGCCGCCACGAACGGACGGCGGCGCCGCGGGAGGCGGAAGGCGGAGCAGAAGGCCGCGCCGACGCAGGAGGGATGATCAGGTCAGGAGCTTGGGCGTGTAGCGGAACAGGGTCCCAACGAGCTTGATCGCGTCGGTGCTGTGCGCGGGGGGCGTCAACCGGAAGGTGACGTGCTTCGCGCCGGATGGGATGTCGCTGTTGCCGATCGTCCCCGTGATCCGGTGCCGCGTGGCGCTCTTCGTGCCGCTGTCGTCGGCGCTGTCGGTCACTTCCGAGCCGCCATTCCAGGAGGACGCGATCGCCATCGTCGCCGCGTTGGTGGTGCCGCTGTACACGTCCAGATCGAGGTACGCGTCGCCGGTGTCGTCGATGTCCGGCGGGAGGGGGATCTGTACGCCGATCGGCACGACGCTGTTTGCCGCCCAAGAGATCTCCCATGAGTTGTTGCCGTCGCCGAGGAGGATCGGATCGCTGTTGCTTGCGAGCACGCCGCCGATCGCGGAGATGTTGCCGACGTCGCCGCCACTCGACACGATGCGCCACGCGCTGAGGGGGATCATCACGGCCGCACGGTTCGAGCTGAGGCGGTCGACGAAAAGCGCGTCAAGCGCCGTGGGGATGGTGGCCGCCGTCGTCTTGGAGCTCGGGTCGGAATAGCCGAGGATGTCTCCTCCGAGGTTCGCGGTCACGCTCTTGAGGAACGAGAACACCGGCCCGATCGGCAAGACGAGAAGGTCCGTCGTGTTGATCGCGACGCCCACGATCGCGGCATGGGGTGCGCTTGGCGGCGTCTCCGTGAGGGCGCCCGCGGTGGCGCTGAGATACTGCGGCGCCCAGGCCGTGAAGCTGCCCGCGCTGGTCACGATGCCGCAGAAACGGACGAGCGCCGAACTGGGGGAGACGACCTCCGCGACGACGCCGATCGCGGGGATCTTTGACGCGTTGTCCGCGTCGGCGAGCGCCACATGATCGGCGCTGTCGCCGTAGACGGCGTTGCCGACCACGGGCGAGGACATGTCGAACGTGCCATCGGCGGACAGGCCGGCGATGCTGGTTTCGATCGCCGCGAGGCGATTGTCGAGGTAACGCGCTGCCCACGAGGGGACGGAGCGGAGGGCTGAGGCGAGTCGGGAAAATGCGCTCATGGGGCGACGCTATCACGCACCCGGCGCGCCGCGCAGGTCCGGCGCGCGCGTGGTCGGCGCGGCCGGCGAGCCCGGCACGAGGTAGGGCGCCGCCTTGAGCGTCAACGTCGTGATGTCGACGCTCCCCGGCGCGAGGACGTTGACCGCGGCGGCCATGGTGGCGACGACGTTGTAGAGGGCCACGACGAGATCCACGAGCGGCTCGGCGAGCGCCACGTCCTTCGCCGCGGCCGTCTCCCCCTGGATGAGCGGAGACGACGGCACGCGCACCCCGTCGCCATCAAGCACGAGGTCGCGCCCGGCGTTGTCGGTGATCGTGATGGTGCTGCGGCTGCTGTCCGCGACGTCGATCCGCACCTCGGCGCCATGGTACCCCGCGAGGTAGATCGTGCCCTTCGCCGGCTCGGAGGCGCGCCCCTGTTCGATGCGCAGGTCGCGCAGGGCCATCACGGGCAGCCCGTCGGAGGCGCGCGCGCAGATCGCCTCCGCGGCGCCGTCGTCGTCCTGGTCAAGCGGCCTCCCCCCTACCCCAAGCGCCCCATGCACGGGCTCGCGGTCGCTGGTCTCGTCCTCGCTCACCCGGACGGCGGCCAGGACCACACCGTCGACGATATCCGTGCTCTCGACCGTCGCGCCCGTGAGCACCTTGTCGAACTGCTCGCCGCCTGCCATGCGCCGATGCTACCTTGGGTGATGCCGGCCGACGAACCGGCAGAAAGAGACGACCATGACGAACGATCCGATCATCGAGCATCGGCCCATTCCGTTGTGCGGCCACGGCAAGATCCGTTGCGAGGCGTGCCGCACGTGCACACACGGCCACTACGAGCGGCGCCCCATCCCCAACGATGACGGAGCGCAGCGGCGTTTCACGGTGGGGAAGTTCGTTCCCGCGGTCTCGACCCGCCTGATGACCGTCGAGGCGGGCACATGACCCGCCGACACCTTGGCCGCGCGCTCGTGCGCCTCGCCGCCTGCAAGGAGCGCCTCGCAGACGGGCTCGACCTCGTGGGCACGGAGCCCCTCCTCGTGCGTGCCGCGCGCCTCCGCACGTCCGCGATGCGCCTTCGCCGGCACGCCGTCGCTATGATGCTCGGGAGGGCCGCGCGATGGCACTGAACGACCACGACATGAGCGCCGACGAAGATGCGGTCCTCTGGATCGGTGCCACGGACGAAGGGTGGGCGCCGTGGCTCGCTCCGGGCGGTCGCGAGGACGGCGGCGTCACCACGTCGCCCGATGCGCGACGCATGCCCACCGACGACTTCATGCGCAAGGAGGGCCGCCGTGGTGACCGATGACCTCACGCGCTACTTCGTGGAGTTCGAAGGCGAGCCGCGCGTGTTCGCGGACGAGCGGGAGATCGCGCGAGGGACCGTTGCCGTGCTGCAATGGCTCGCAGACGCCCCGGCGAGCATCACCGTCGAGCTGTGCGACGAGGGCGGGCGTGCTCACCCGGTAAGCCGTGCAGCGGTGCGCGGGCTCGAGGCGCGCCGATGATCCCGCCGATCATCCTCGACAGCGGCGAAGTGATCCGCGTCGCCGATCCGTACCTGCGCGCGCCGAGCATGCTCGAGCTGCACCGCCTCTACCATCGCGGCCGCACGATGATCGCGGCCGTCACGCTGCGCCCGGCGCCGTTCGAGACGGACGGGCGACAGCATGCGCCGCGCCCGCAGCGGGGCATCGTCGCGACATGGCGTCGCGTCACGGGACGGCCGTGAGCGCTCCCTACGTGCCGCCGTGTCGCTGCGCTGAGCAGGGCGCGCACTTCCCCTCGTGCCCGCACTTCGACCCCGCGCACGACCCGCCCGCGAACGCCACGCGCCGACTCACGATCCGCGACTTCCGCGCGCCGATGTTCTTGGCGAACGTCACGGAGGAACAGATCGAAGAGGCTGGGCGGGCGGTCGCGACCCAGGTTGATCGCATCTTCGGGGTGGCGCACGATCCCTATCAAGAGCCGTGGTCGCGCCGGTCGGGCCGCCTCAGGGGTTGATCAGCCCCTGTTGCAGCAGCGTGAGCGACGCCTGCGCGCCCTCGTCGATCGTGTAGCTCTTGCGCACGCTGGTCACGAGGAACTGGCCGCGCAGGTCCGTGCCGTCGTGCGTCTCCACGTCGACATCGGCCGTCGTCGCAATGGCGAATGGCGTCGAGCGCGAGCCGTCCCAAAACGTCCAATCGTCGCAGCGGATCTCCCACGCCGCCTTCCGCCTCGACCTCATCGCGAGCTCGCGGCGAGCCTGCGCCTGCGCGCGTGCCACGTCTTTGATCCCCTGGACGTTGAGCACGACGGGGCGCCTGAAGTGCACGCCGCGCCCGGCCGTGACGAGGTCCGGATCGCGGGCGATGCCCACGACGGAGGCGCGCGCCAAGCTGCCGCCGATGTTGCCGCCGTACACGCGGATCGAGCTCGGCACGTCGCCCCAGTCGCGCACGGGGCGGGCATCGCGGAAGTTGCACACGCCGCGTCGCTGTTCGAACCGATAGAAGGGCGGTTGCTGGTCGTTCGGGATGCCGACACAGATCAACCCCGAGCCGCCCTCCCACAACATGAGGTGATGGCGCTCGAGATGCCGCTTCGCTGCCGCCTCCGTCGTCTCGGTGGGCTGAACCTTCGCTTTGTCGGCCTGGAGCGGCTCGAGATCGACGGGCGCCGGCCTGCCCGCTTTGCGCCCCGTCACGAGATCGCGGTCGACATCGGAGACGAAGAGAAAGTCCTCCTCAACGAAGCCGTGCGCCGCGTACAGGTCGAGGATGAACTTCTTGATCGTCGTGTTCTCGACGCGCACCTTCGGATCCGCGGTGCCTACGCGCGTGTCCGCGAGGCGGGTCCGGAGCACCACCTGTATCGTCGTCCCGTCGTCCACCGTGGTCGGCAGCTCATCGCAATCGACGCGGCCGACGAACTGCACGAGCCCGTTGCAGAGCACGCGGTAGTCACGCCCCGGTGCGAGCAGGTCGCGGAGCGTGCGCCACGCGCGATCGTCCGCGACGCTGAACGTGCATTGCGCCTCCCCGAACAGGTCCGTGGAGATCTCGAGGTGCGAGAAGCGATCGAACCGGCCGCGCTCGCCTTCGATCCAGATATCGTCGCGGGGGCGCTGCGCCATGCGGCCATGGTATCCTGCTCGCGCCGGTGCGACGAACGCCGGCAGGAGCAGAGACGATGCCAGCGGAGCCACGGCCCTACTACCGCACGCCGGACGGCGCGATCACGGTCTACCACGCGCGCTGGGAAGACGTCGTGGCCGCGGACCTCGTGCCGCTCAACGAGGTCGAGCTCGTGCACGCGGACGTGCCATATGGGGTCAAGGAGCGGACGGAGCGGTTGAAGGCTGGGCGCGTGGGTAGCCTCGCGCGGCATTCGCAGACGATCCGCACGGGCACGAGACGCGCAGGCTTGGTCGGGCTGCCGCACGACTTCGACCCGATCGAGGGCGACGATCGCCCATTCGACCCCGCGCCGCTCCTCGCGCTCGATCGGCCGTCGGTCCTGTGGGGCGCGAACCACTACAGCGATAAGGTGCCGGGTTCACCGTCGTGGATCCTGTGGGACAAGCGCGAGACGCAGCCGAGCGACGATAACGCGGACGGTGAGCTTGCGTGGTCGAACCTCGGCGGGCCGCTGCGCATCTTCCGGCATTGGTGGCGCGGTGCTCTGCGCAAGACCGAGAAGGAGGACCGTCACCTCGGGCCCACGCAAAAGCCCGTAGCGCTATCGGTGTGGCTGTTCACGGAGCGCTACAAGGTCAAGCCGGGCTCGCTCGTGTTCGTGCCGTGCATGGGCAGCGGGCCCGACCTCGCGGCGTGTCTGAAGCTCGGCCTGCGGTGCATCGCCTGCGACGTGAGCTTGACCGCGTGCCGCACGGCCGTAAGCGCGAGGTTGCGAGCAGTGCCGCATGCGGAGGAGCCGGCGATGCTTGGCCCGCTGTTCACGCCGCGCGGGTGATGACCTCGACGCCCGCGGGAATGCGGAACAGCGGAAGGCTCGCGTTCAGGCGGATCAGGTCATCGACGGGCTGCCCGAGGAGCACTGCGACGTCGAAGATCGAGAGCGGCCGATCGAACCGGCGCGGGCGTGTCGTGGCAGTACCGAACACGGAGGCGCGCTGCGCGGCGGCGCTGTCCTCGATCAGCGCGAGGGCTCCGAGCGTGTCGGCCGCGTCGGGCGTCAAGAGCGGCGGGTAGATGTCGCCGCTCGTGCTCACGTCGAAGGGCTGCACCGCCGACGTGGACATGCGCCGGATGCGGCCGCACAGCGCGAGCACGCGATCCGCGCGCCCTGGGATGAGCGATCCGGCGTTGAACGGGTCGCGCCCGGCGGCGTCGAGGAGCGTGATCGCCTCCTCGAGTTGATCGAGGAGGTCGCCGCCGAGACCGATCTGCACCGCGGAGGATCGGAACTGTCGCAGGAGGAGGGTGGGCCCGCTCTTCGCGCTCGGCAGGTTGAAGGTATCGGCGCCTGCGCGGCCGTCTTCGAGGTCCTCGATCAGCGACAGGGTGACGCGCTCGCAGTTGCGCTCCTCGGGGATCTGCGTCGAGGCACGCCGCGCGAGGCGCACGCGCTTCTCGCCGCGGCCGGGAAAGTAAAAGGTCCCGGTCCCTGGCGCCCTCGTCTCGCGGAGGAAACGCGCGTGATAGTTCGGGTACACCTTCTCGCCGCCCGCGAGCCTCGAGAGCGTCGTGTCCGACTGCGCGAAGATCACGGTGAACTCGAACGCGTCGGGCTCCGCGCCGGTGTCGTCGAGGGGGGCGCCGTCGAGGTACGGGCGCTTGCGCTTGATCACGCGCCGCTCGAACACATCGGCCGCCATCGTGAGACGAAGGTGAAAGGTCGTCTTGCTGCCCGCGGGCGTGTACCGCGCGAGGCCGAAGAGCTCGAACGTGTCGGCCGTGAACGCCATGCCGAGGAGCTTACCGCGGCGCGTGGTAGGCTGTCCGGGCGGGCTCGACGAAGGCTCGCAAGGAGACGAACGATGAGCGACAAAGGCAGGCCCGAGCGCCGAGCGGACGGTGCCGATCAATTCTGGATCGAACGCGAGGGCTCGACGGAGCACTTCATGATGGGCGACGACGGGTTGTATTACGGCATCTCGATCACGCCGGCGAAGGCGCGACAGATGGCTGCGCTCCTCCTCGAGTACGCGGAGGGCCACACGTCGATGCTCGTGCTCACCTTGGACGAAGGCTGATCACCGCGGCGCCGCGCCGGACGTGACGGGGCCGGCGCCGGTCGGACCGTTGCCGCCGACGATCTGCACGCGCACGACCTGCGAGCCGAGCGCCGACTTGACGGCCTGCCCCGTCGCGTTGCCCGTGAGCTGCGCCATCGTGGCGGGATCGACCGCGGGTCCGGCAGGGGCACGAGGCGCGGCGCCAGGCGTACCAGGGGCAGCGGGCGCGCCACCGATCAGGCCCGGTGCCGGTGGGCCACCTCGCTTCGCCGCAACGGCCGCCGCGATGAGGCTGTCGAGATCCGCGATCGTCTTGTTGACGCCCTCCGCGCCGAGCTTTTGCGCCTCGACGCGCGTGCCCTCCGCCGCGCCGACCTCCTGCTGCCCGCCCATGACCTTTGCGGCGAGCATGACCGCGTACGACTGCTTTGCCGGTCCGGTGAGATCGCCCGCTCCTTTGACGCCTTCGAACTCGGCGCGGCGCTGCGCGAGCGCGTCGAGCGTGTCCTTCGACACCGTGCCGGACGCGGCCATTTCCTGCTGCGCCTTTTTGATGAGCGCGGGCGTCTCGTCGAGCTTCTCCTCCTGCTTCGTCGCCGCGGCCTCGTACTCCGCGATCGCTGCCGCGGCAGCTACGGCGGCCGCTGCGAGGAGGCCCACACCAAGCGTCGCGCCGGGGAAGCTCTTGAACAGCGACGCGATCGACTCGCCGATCGCCGCTTTCCCGATGTTGGCCACGATCGCCCCCGTGATCGCAGTGCCCGGGTTCTCCGCGGCGAACGTCGTGAACTTCGCGAGCATGTCCGCGAAGGCCGGCAGCTTGTCGATCAGCTTGCCGAGCGCGGTCTGCATCTGATCGCTCGCGAAGGCTTGGCGCAACTTCTCCGTCGCCGTCGCGATCTTCTGCGGGCTCTCGTTCATCTGCGCCGTCGCCTCGGCCTGGATGTCGCTCCACGAAACCGTCGACTTGCTCGCCGTGGCGAACGCCTGCTGTAGCGCCGCCGCGCCGGCCGCCGTCTTCTCCTTCACGGTGCCCTTCGTCGCATCGAAGCTCGCGGCGTACGTCCGGCCAAGGTCAACAAGGAGCTTCAGTTGTTCGCCCCCGAATGCTTTTTCGAGCTGCGACTTCTGCCCCTTCGTCGCCCGCATGACGGCTTCGATCTGCTGCGCGGCGTTGCCGCCCATGTCCTTCGCGGAGATCCCGAGCGCGGCGCCGATCTTGTTCTTGCCCGCCGTGGTCGAGAGCTGTTCGAGCAGCCCGCCCACCGCGCTGATCCCCTTCTTGAACGAGCCGTTGGCGTTGTCCGCGAGATTCAGCATCCCGACGATCTGCCCGAGCCCGCTTCGTCCCTGTAGCCCCGCCTCTTTCGCATACGCGCCGATCAAGCCGAGCTTTTCGCTCATCTCCTCGAAGCTCACACCGCCCTTCGCCGAGAGCCCGACGACGTCGGCGAGCGCGTCCGGCAGCTCCTTCGCGGTGATCCCGAACTTTTCGTTCAGCGTGCCCGAGACGGCGGCCACGCCCTCGAGGTTCTTGTGTGCGCCGCGCGCCGCCTCGCTCACGGTGTCGATCGCTGCCGTGGCGAAGTCGATCGATCCGGTCTCGCCGCGGATCGCGTCGAACGCGTCGGCGACCTTCGTGGAGTCTTGCGCCCACGCGAGCGCGCTCTTCTGCCCCTGCGCTTGAACGGCGGCCGCGTCCTTCGCGGTGCCCCCCGCCTGCTTGATGCCGGCCGTCACGTCGCTCCACTTGCTCTTCGCGTCGAGCCCGCCCTTGACGAGCTCCGCGACACCGAGCCCGCCGAGCACGCTGCCGGCCGTGGCGACGACGCTCTTGATACCCGAGAGCATGCCCTTCGCAGCGTCGGCCGCGCCCTTCATGCCCGCGCTCACGGCGTTCCCGAGCGCAGACTTCATCGACGACGCGGTGCGCTTCGTCTCGTCGTCGAGCTCTTTGAGCCCGCGCTTGCCCCCCGCGGGATCGATCTTCACCTTTACGGCTGCGACGTGCTCGGCCATGGGGGGATCCTATCGCGGGCGGCCCGCTGCGAACCGGCGCCAGTCAACGGCGCCCTCGAAGACGATCCGGACGTCTTCCTCGTTGATCACTCCGCTGTCGAGCGATGCTTGCATCCAGAGCAGGAGCTGCAGGTCTGAAAGGCTGTCAGGCGCTCGGCCAAGCTCGTCACGAACGGCCCGTGCAAAGCGTGATCGAGCGCGACGAAAGGGCTGGCGTTCTTCACCCTCGCGAGCTCCGCGCACATGGCGCGGAACTGCTCCTCCGTGAGGTACGACACGCGCACGTCCCACAGGCGATGAAGCGTGTCGAGGCGCGTGTACACGTCCGCGATCGTCGAGGGTGAGTAGGTCGCGAGGAGCACGTTCAGCAGGTAGGCGCGAATGTGCGGCGGCTGCATATTTCGCGCGCAGAGCGACACGAGCGCGGCGTTCTCGATCGCCTGGAAACGGAGCGCGCCCACGATCTCGCGCGCGGCGGTGATCGTCTTCACATCGGGCGCGCCATACTCCCGCGCGATGTAGGTCACGGTCTCGCGCTGCGCCCGTAGCATGTCGGGCTCCGTGGGGATCGTGAGGTACACCGGCTCTTCGACGATGCGGCCCCGAGCGTCACGGCGACGCAGCGCTTCCGGGAAGAACATGCGCGGGATCGCGCTCCTGCCCGTCCCGCTGCACACCGCGCAGGGGTCGCTCGTGCCGGGCTGCACCTTCGCGCCGTTGCACCCTGGGCAGAGCTCGTGCGCTTCGATCGCGTTGAGCTCCTCGGGCGTCTTGCCGCGGAGGAACGCGATCACCTCGTCGTCTGGTTGTTGGGGGATCTGGATCGGTCGTCTGTCGTTCGTCATGCCGCGAGGATACCGCGGCCGGACGTCAACAACCCTGCGAGTCGATCACGGTGCCCAGGGCGGTGAACGAGAACGTTGCCGGGTCGCCGAGCTTGTCGGACAGATCGACTTGGCTCGGGGTGCAGAGCACGAGCGCGCTGATCACGCCGTTCTTGTAACCGATCTGGATCGGCTCCGAACTCGTGCCGTTGAGCACACCAGTGATCGCCGCGATCTCCGCGCCGGCCTTCGCCTGATCGTCGTCGACGTACAGATCCATGGTGACCGTCGCCGAGCGCATGCCGTCGACGGTGAGCCCGTTTGGATCGGCCAGGCTGCCCTTCTGCGACGCGTTGTTGGTGACGGAGAGCTTGAAGTTGTCGGCCCGCACGATGACGGAGCTGCCGAGAGTCGCCTGCCCACGAGGGAGTTTCGTTGCCATGGTCGGGGGCTCCTTACGCCTGCGTCACGACGATAGAGGTTTTGACGAGCGGCGGGATGATCCTCAGCGGCAGGAACACGTCGAGCTGCGTTTCGTCGAGCGGATCGACGCGCACGACGAGGGACCCGTCCGCGATCACCTCGTCGAGCTTCACGCCGTTGACGACGCCCGCCGACACCCATTGATTGCGGATCCGGCCGACGACGAAGGACTTCGCGTCCTGCTCCGTCACCACGTTGGGCGGGATCGGCGTGCGCCCGGCCGGCAGCGTCTTCGCGAGCTTCTTGCCCTTGAACGAGCGCCCGACCTCGACGCGCAGATCAGCGGCAACGGCGATCGTCCCGAACACCTTGGAGATGTCGAGGATCCGATCGTCCGGGTTGCCGTCGCTGTCCTCGAAGTACGTGCTGATCGGCCTGGCCAGCCGCACCCGGCGCTGTGCGGTGTAGTCGATGTACGAGACGCCCGACGCGAGCAGGTCTTCGATCTCCGCGGGCGTGAGCTGGTCGGCGTCGATGTCGGCCGAGCCGTAGATCTCCGTCGATTCGCGAAACTCGGCGAGCACGAACGGGTGATTCGCGTCGCTCTTGATCTCGCGCCCGTACATCCCCGCGATCGCGCCGCCGAACTCCGCGGGCAAGCTCTGCCCGCCGCGGCACAGATGATGGGAGAAATATTCCCAGTCGTGTTGCCCGGTCATCGCCTTCGCGTTCGCGGTGCTGTCGGTGCAGGCCGTGTGAGCCGTCTGGAGGAGCGCGCCGATCCCGGTGTTGTGGCCGGCGATGTGCGCCTTGATGAGCCCCATGTTGGAGGACGTCGACGCGGTCGCGAGATCGGAATTGCTCAGACAGGGAACGATCAGCCGGTACTCGCGCTGAATGACCAGGGCCAGGACGTTGGTCGCGTCCGGCTCGCCGCTGCCGCCCGTCATCGCGGTGTTGCCGTTCGGGGTGACATCGCCGCCGGCGCCGTCGACAAGGATCGACCGATAGAGGACGTCGTTGCCGGCCTTGCCCTTGCTCTTGAACGTCAAGGTGATCGTCGCGAGGGTGCCGCCGCCGTTGCTCGCGATCACGCCGCAGCGACGGGTGAACTGGTTGATCCGGGCCACGTGCCGGGTCGCCGCGTCCACGTCGCTTTCACCCGCGAACCAAACGCTCGAGATGGCGCGGCCGGAGATGTACGAGACGATCGTCCGGTCCGACGTCACGGGGCTGGAATCGTCGAGCACGATCGAGCCCGTCGCCGTGCTGCCGCTCGCCGCCGCCATCACGACGAGGTCGACCGTTGCGTTCGGGTTCTCGTCGAAGAGCCGCTGTGCCGCGAGGTGCGTCAGACCGCCGACGCCACAGAGCACCCCTACCGCGTCCGCGTTCGCGACGGCGGGATAAATCGTCGTGTCTTCGGTCGCGGTGCCGTCCGCGTCGTTCTTGATGCCGATCAAGAGGTAGCGCACCTCGCCGCCTGGAGACGATGTTGGGCCCGTCCGCAGGTTGATCAGCACCCCGACACCGGGGCGCCTCGTGGTCGGATCGATCGCCAGAAGGCCGAGCACGGGCAGGGCCATAAACAGGCTCGCGATCAGGATTCCTACGATGTGCAAGAGACTCACTTTCGATCACCTCCGACCGACGTCGCCGGCCTGTTTTTCGCCGCATGCGCTGCCGCGTGCGCCTTCTGCGCGGTACGGGCGCGCTCCCATTCCTCTTGTGTCCGCCGACGCAGGCTGCCCTCCGCGATGACGCGCTCGTAATAGCTGCGGTGCTCCCGCACTTCCGCGCGCGTGAGGCCGACAACGGCAGCCGTGTCGTACACGTACTTTCCGCCCTCGCGACGCGCACCGATGAGCCCGCCGGGGGCGCGTCCTCCGCGCACGGGGAGGCGCGTCACGGGTTTGCCCTCGACGGAGGACACGAACAACACGAGGTCCGAGGGCAGCTCGGGAGGCGACAGGGCGGGCGGCATGCCCGGGAGCGTACCGCAAGCGGGGCGCCTATTGCTCGTGCTCTGTCGTCGTGTCCGTCACGTCGATCTGGGGGAGCGGATCGGCGGCGACCTCCCCGATCCGGATGCGCGTCGTCTCCCACGGCTGCCAGGACACGCCGTCGGTGAGACGCACGTCGGTTCGCTTCGGGGCGTCGGTGGTGACGATGTCGACGGCGAACACGTGCGAGGACGGCGAGAACGCCAGCGCCTGCACGGCGCCGATCTCGACGGGCACGCCCGAGAAGATATCGCCCTCCTGGTCCGCGAGCCCTTGGAGGACGTCGCGCACGGCCGCCACGAGGAGCTTGCCCTCGATCTGTCGCTCGTCGTTGTCGAGGTAGTTCGTGCTCACGATGTAGGCGCGCCACGTGTGCTCGATCTCCGCGCTCGCGACGCTGCGCAGCGCCACCGTCCGATCGTTGACGAATGAGAGCACGATGGCCGGAAAGCCCTCGCCTTGCGCCTCCCAAACCGCCTTCGTCGCCTCCTTCTGCGGGAGCGCATCGAATGCGACAACGCGAGCGCAGCGGCCGTACCCCTCCGCCTTCACGCCGCCGGTGACGCCCCCAGGCCCGACGGCGCCGCGGGCCAGCATGCCCTCGACCTGGGGCTGCCAGATGATCGGCGTGTCGGCGGGGAGATTGCCGGCGACGCCCCCACACACGGCGCGTACCGCGACGGCCGTGCCCGCGCTCGTGACGGTCGGGCCGACGGGCTCGACGTTGATCGGCGTCGTCGGGAGGACGCGCACCATCCTCGAGTAGATCGCCTTGCCTCCGATGACGGGCACGCCGTACGTGAACGGGGGCAGCACGACATCGTCGCCGGTCGCCGTCGCGATCACCGTGCCCTCCGCGCGCACGCCGGCGAGCGGGCCCAGGGCGGTGAGGATGGCGCGCTCGACGAGGACGAGATCCCAGATTGCGGACATGCGCGGAGCTTATGGTACGCTCGTCTTCGCGGGAACGACGAAGCCCCGCAGAAAGAGACGATCTCATGTCGACCAAGAAGCACCCGTTCACCTTGCGCGCGATTGGTGTGGCGTGCGGCACCGCTGTTAGGGAAGGTCAGCTCGTGGCCGTCGCCTTCGTGGAGCCGATCCCGTTGCCCGAAGATGTTCGGCACCTCTCCGTGTGGATCGCGCTCGGCGACTGGCTGCGCCGCGAAGTACCTTCGGCGCCGCAGTTGGTGCTGCGGATCACCGAGCGTCACGGCATTCTGTCGGTGAGCGCGTCCTAAGTCTCGCCGCTCGCGATGTAGCGGGCGATCATCGGGTCGATCTCGGGCATCGCGACGTCAAGCACGTCGAACGGGTTGCGCAGGGGGATGCGCGTCCGGGCCCCGTCGCTCACGTGGTAGAGCATGTAGGCGACATCCGTCACCGCAGAGGCGCTCTCGCCGTCATACTCTGCACGCACGCTCGCGGCTGCTCGCCCGGTGTCTTTCAGGATCTGCGAGGACGTGCCGCGGCGCTTCGCGATCGTCGACGCGGCGAGCCCCGGCCACCGTCCACGCCCGGCGCTGTCCCATTCGTCATTGACATACCCGACGAGCGTCTCCGCGATGATCGGCGTGAGCGGCGAGAAGTCGGACGCGCGCCGCTCGATCTTCTTGAGCTCGCGCAGCACCTCGGAAAAGTCGACGTCCGCGCCGCTCATCAAAAGCCCGTCATCTTGCCGGTCGTGGGATCGCGCAGGACGCTGCTTTGTGTGTGGCTCGCGCGAGGACGCAGCAGTCCGCTCTGGCCGGGCCCGTTCGGCGTGACCTGCTCCGCGCTCGTGCGACGCGCACCGCGGGCCTTCTCGCGCAGCAGGTCGCGGCCCTTCCGCGCGTCCGGGCTGAACACCGTCGTCCCGTCCGGAAGGCGGAACTCGTCCTTTCCTTGGGCGAGCGCCTCCCGCCAGATCATGCACAGCGCGTGTCGGACCGCGATGTCATTCGCGGCCAGGCGCTGCACGCGCTCGATCGTGTCGAAACCGCTCATGAGGATCCCGTACCCCTCCTCGCTCGCGACCGCGATCCCGTACGCGACGCGGTCGGCGCGAGGCTGTCCGGTGCCGTCGTCGCCTGCGAGGCGGCGCTGCATCTCGGTGTCGCCGTCGAAGGCGAGGGTGAGATCGTCGGTGGTGAAGAGCGGATCGGCCATGCGCGGATCTTACCGCGCGGCGAGCATCACGAGGCGGGCTTGCGGGCCCATCGCTCTCGAACCTTCGCCTCGGCGGCGTCGGCCAGCGCAGCGGCGCGATCTACGCACTGCTGCGCCGTTTCCGGCGGCGGGGCCGCCTCGTCCGTCGAAGCGAGATTCCCGAGGCGCAACATCGTTACCGGGCCCGCTAGCACTTGCGAGCGGAACACCTCGTACCAGAGGGCCATGGCGCTGCTGTCGATATCGGCTTGATCGTGATCCATCGTCGTCTCCTTCGCCCACTCGTCTGCGGGCCCGGAGACTCTATCACCCCACGGCGATGATCGCGCCGGCGGCGTAGAGGTCGTTGATGTCCTCGTCGGGCAGCTCGCCGCGGGCAAACGTCGTCCCGATGGGCACGTCGGCGGAGGCTTCCTTGCGCTTCGACAGGCGCTCGGCGAGGACCGTCCCCGGGGCGGCCCGCATGCGGGCGTCGGTCCGGAAGTGCTTCGCCATCGTCACGGGCACGTGGCCCGCGCGCACGGCCATCGCTCGAGCGATCACGTCCTCGGGCTCGTCGATGTCGAACACGTCGATCTTGCCGAGGAGCTTCGCCACGCCGCGGGCGGCCCGCTTCGCGTCGCGCTCCTTGTCGCGAGCGACGTCTGCCTCGAGCTTCGCCATGTTGTTCTTATGCATCATCTCCGCCTCGGCCTCGGCCTTCTCGGCACGCATGGCGAGGTCGCGGAGGGAGCGGTCGCGCGCGATGAGCAGGTCGAGGAGCTCGGCCTTCGATCGCGCGCTGTAGTCGATGGGTGGGGTCGTCTGGTTCGTCGGATCAGCCATGCGGGCAGGCTACACCGACGCGAGGATCACGACACGCCGGAGATATAGGCGCCGACGTTGTTCGCCGTCATGACCTGCTTCTCGGACAGATCCACGATCATGAGGTCGCCGCCCGAGCCGATCAGCGGGACGGGCACCATGCGCACCCGCCATCCGTTGTTCGTCGGCACGCCGTCGGGTGCGCCAGGGATCGCGGGAGGCGCGCTGCCGTTCGTCGGGTTCTTGAGCCGGAAGTTGACCGCGGTGCAGACCTCGAAATTCGGCGGCATGTTGTCGGCCAGGTGGAAACCCAACACGATGTCGTTGGGCCAGAACCGATCGGGCGCGGTCGCGCTGTCGGTCGTGGCGCGCACGTCGTGCACGACGATCTTGCCGATCATGGGGACGTCGAACTCGAAGGGCAGTTGACGCTGGGGATCGTTCGCGGCGGCGAAGGCGTCGCGCAGCATGCCCGCCGTGTTGCCCGCTGGGTTGAACGCCTTGTAGTGGTCGATCGTCGCCGGGTGCTGCGTGAACCAGTCGAATTGGATCAGGTTCATGGCGAAGTAGGTGATCGACTCGAGGGAGGCGGCGCGGGCGGCGCGCAGGTCGCGCGGCGGGTTGCTGTCGCTGCCCTCGCTTCCGGGCGGTCCCCAGTTCTGCGTCCCGCCGAGCGCGGTGCGGATGGCGCTCGCCCAGTTTCCGGACGTCATGTAGAGCGAGCCCGACGCGAACGCCGTGTACTCGCGCCAGAGCATGATCTTGTTCCACAGGTTCCGGCTCGCCGCCTGGATGAAGGGGAAGTCCGCCTGCTGCTCGGCGCGGTACGGGATGAACGTGGCCATGCGCAGGTCCTGCGTCTTGTCGGTCGTGGTCGCGCTCGTGAACTGGACTTGCGGCGGGCTGGAGAGCTCCGACGCGCGGGCGTCCTGCACGAGATACGTCGTCGCCGCGTTGAACGAGCGGTACACGAACTGCGTGAAGTCGACGGGCTGCGACTGCACGAGGGTGTCGAGGAGGAACTTCTTGTTCCTGTAGCCCGCGAGGTAGCCCGCGATCGCGATCGGCGTGTGCACGTCCGTCGGGGCGGGGGGCGCGCCCGCGAAGTGCATCGGCGAGGTCGAGCGCCCGCCGGCGAGCGGCAGGAGCGCGCCTGTCGACAGGTTGATGATGCCTCCGCCGGAGCGGTCGAACTCGATCCACTGGCCAGCGCGGCCGAGCGGCGAGTCCTCCGACAGGCAGATCGCGCCGGGCTTCGGTGCCGCGGCGGCAGGCTGGTTCGGGATCCAAAGGGGAGCGTTCACGGTTCTCGTCTTCGTCTTTCTGCGGCGAGGCCGCGATCGTTCAGTCTGCGACCTGCGTCTGATGCACGCCGATCTTCACCAGGCCCAGCTTGCCGCTCGACGCGCTCTGCACGCACAGCCCGAGGACGCCCTTGTTGTCGCCAGCGCTGCCGGAGATGTCGACGCCGAAGCCCGTACCGCCCGCCTCTGGCATCACGAGCGTCCCAGCCGTCATGCCAGCCGTCCCTGCGAGCACGGGCACCCAGCCTTCCGTTTGCACGTTGCCGCGCTCCTGATCGGCGATGTCCGCCGCGGTGACGCCGTACGGGATCGAGTCCACGCCGGCCGCCTTGACGATCGACAGCCCGTCATCATCGAGCTCGACGATCAGAAAGGCGCTGATCGTGCTGCCGGTGTCGTTGAACCCGTCGTCATACTGAGGGCGACGGGGCATTGCGTTGATAGACATGCTCTGCTCCTACCTCGCCCCGTTCAGGCCATGCACAGCAACGAGGACGGGGGCGCGCCCTCGCGGCGGGTGATCTCGTTCGCGATCTGGTTCGCGCGGTTGAAGGCGCGGTCGTAGGCGGGGCCGGTGGCGCTGCCGTTGAACTCGGTTCGCACGAGCTCGTCGAAGATCCGCTGCACGAAGTTGTCGCCGTTCACTCCGGGCGGGAGCTGCGACACGCGCGCCCACGACCATCCAGCGGGCGGCGCAAGCGGCGGCTTCCCGCCGAGCGGAACGCCCTGGTACGGCTGCGCGAAGTGCTGCGGCGCCTGGCCCTGCTGCTGCCCGGCGGGCGGCGGAGCGCCGATGTTCTCGGCACCGAAGAGCGCGCCCGGGCCGGCGAAGAGCCGCGGGCCGTACAGGTGCTGATGTTCCGCGGGCACAGGGATCACGGCGGCGATCCCGTGCTCGGCGAAGAAGGCCCTTTGAGCACCGGCGCGCTTCTCGCGCCACGTCCGGAGCGCCGCGAAGTAGTTCGTGAGAGTCGCCGGCTTCGCGCGGAACTCCTCGACGGTCGGCGCCGTGAGCGACGGCACGAGGGCGAGGCGCTGCGCCGTATACGCCTTCAGGGTGCCGACGTTCTTGGTCGGGTCGAGGCGCTGTGCGGCCATGACCTGCTGCACGTCCTGCGCTGCCATGTCGCCCTCCGCCTTCTCTTCGGCGTCGTGCTCCGCCTTCACCTCGCCGAGGAGCTGGGCGAACTGCTCTTGCAGCGCGATGAGCTGCACGATCTTGTCGCCGATCGACTTCGCATCGTCGGTGCCGAAGGCCTTCTTGAGACCGTCGACATGGGCCATCGCTTCGTCGTACCGACCGCTCATCGCGTCGAAGGCCTTTGCCAGCGAAGGCTCGTCGTCGGTCACGACGGTACGCAGGAGCGCGGACAGCCGCGCGGAGAACATGCGAGCGAGGCCCGCGACGGGGGGCTGCTCGTTCGGTTTCGGAATCGCATTCATGGGTTCTTCCTGTTGTTCGTCGGCCAACCGGCCGAGCAGCTTGTCGAGCTCGGCGAAGATGTTCGCCGGTTCTGAGAGCGTCGGCAAGGCGAGGAGCATCCGGACGCGCCCAACGAGCCCGCCGACGTCCACGCCGATCGGTGCGGCCGACTGCCCGAGCGCCCACGATCGGAGCTTCGCGACCTCGCCGATCACCGCGCCCACGTCGGCCGTCTCGGGCAAACCGAAGCACGCGCGCAGCTCGCAGAGCACGTCGGTTGCGGGACCGAACCACACGACGGGTCCGCGGCTCATGCGCGCCGCGTTCTGCGCCTTGATCGAACCGCAGATCTTTTTCGCGCGCTCGTCGCTGTACCCGCGCTTCTTCTGGTCCGCGATGCACTGCTCCCACGGATATTCCGCGAACCTCTTGAGATCCTCCGCGCTGAGGCTGTCGACGTAGCGCCGCTCGTCGGGGAAGAGCTCGTCGAAGTTGGGCGGGAACGGTGGCGCGGTGCCGGGCATCTCGAGGTGTTTCGCTTCGCATTCGGCGCAGCGCGACATCTGGATCGGTTGCATCCCCTGGATGAACGGATCATTCGTGAGCGCCACACCGGACAGGTACGCGCCGATGTCCTTTCCCGTCTTCGGATCTGCGGTGGCGCCGGTCCACTCGATCGACGTCCAGGACCATTCGCGCGACAGCATGCCTGCGTACGCGCGCTCGCCGAACCAGCACAGCCCCCACAGCTCGCCGTCACGCCGGTCGAGCTCAAGGATCCATCCCGAGCCCGGCCGCGGTCCGCCGAGCGGCGGGTGATCGAAGTTCAACGCGACCACACCGAACCGGCCGGCGAGCACGAGGGGTGCGACCTCCGCCGATGGCTTGCCGAACAGGTTGCGCGCGCCGGCGTCGTAGGACGGGTGCGCCCGGAAGTTCGCGATCATCTGATCGAACGTCGCCGGCGTGATGGTGACGGGCTCGCCGCGGTACACGTACGAGCCCGCCGCGCAGAGCTGGATCCACTTGGGGTTGCTCGGGTCGAGGCGCACGCCATCGGGCACCGGCGCGGCGTAGAACAGGCGCACGGGGCGGGCGGCGTCGAAGGTGTAGCGGGGCGGCATGCCCGGCAGGATACGCCGGACGGGGCGGCGATGTCAGTCGGTGGCGCTCTTGCGCTCGCCTCGCCACTCGAGGCGGCCATCGGCGTGCACCACGAGCGCCGTCGCCCATTCCGGCACGCCGATGGGCATCGGCGCGCCAGGATCCACCTTGGCCACGTGCCACGCGGGCGCCGTGTGCGCCTCGCGCGGCGTCGCCGGCTCGCGCCCCCGTTCGGCCCCCGATGCGGCGCCCTTCGCCAAAATCGCCCGCGCCTCCTCCCACGACATGAGCGGGCCCGCCGTCCCCCACATTGCGCGCACCTGATCGTCGGTCCACGTCGGCGGCGCCGACGAACCCGCGCCCGTTGCAGGAGCGAGCGTGCCTGCGAGAGCGTGGAGGCCCGACGCATCGACGCGCGTCATCCAGCCCTCCCGCTCGCGGCGCATGACCTGGAGACGTCGCCCGAGCTCGACCGCCGCTCCGCGTTCCGTCTTGCCGGCCACCTCCGCGAGCACTGCGCAGGAGGCGACCTCCTCGGCCGTGGGCGCGAACACACCCGCGGGAGGCTGAGGCTCGCCCGGTGCCGCCAGCTTGGTTCCGCAGAAGGGGCAATGCTGGATGCAGCCCCATGTCATTTGCCACGACGGCACCAGGGGCTGCCAATTGAGCGCGGAGCACCGCGCCGCAGCTTCGCAGCATGTGGGGCGCGGCTCACGTCGGTTGATGATCGTGGGCTCGTACGCTTGGCCGCCCTCGCCTTCCCGCAGCACGGTGCCCGCGGGGAGCGCGATTGTGGTGCCATCAGGCAGCGTCGCGACCTGCGGCGTCTCCACACGCACGACGCCGGGATCCGCGATGATGTACCGCGTCGGACGCGCCTTCCGCTCTGCCTCCTGCACCTCGCGGAGGATCGGCAGCATCGCGTTGACGTGCGTCTCCCGCGCCTTGGCTGGCATCTCGTCCCACGTCGGGTAGTACCCGCCGAGCACCTCGTAGCGCATGCGCGCCCACCGTTCAGCGCGCGCCATGTTCGCCGCCTGCGACGGACCCACGACGAGCGGCTCTGCGTTCAGGCGGGCAGGTTGTACGCTCGCCTTGATATCGGCAATGGGACCGCTCTCGGTGTGCCAGGCCATCCTGCCGATCACGTCGTCGCTCTCCGTCCACCTCACATACTCCGGGCCCGGCACGCCCGCGCATCGGGCGAGGAACAGGCGATGCGCCGCCACCGCGGCGGCGCCGTCCTCGAACGTCGCGCGCTCCTCAGCGGTGAGCGCCTCCGTGGGCACGGGTTCCGCGAGCAGTGCGGCGAGCCGCTCCGGGTCCGCCGTCGGGCGGATCCAGCCCCGCGCTTGCCACTCTTCGACCCTGGCCTTGAAAGCTGCCTTGAGGTCCGGGCCCGCGTCGCCGGATCGCGCTTCCCGCAGGAGCCGCATCGCCTCGTCGAAGGTCGGAGGGCTCTCAGGGTCGAGGAGCCCGAGCCTGTGAAGCGCCTGTAGCTGCGCCATGGTGGCGCCCATGCCTGAAGTCATCGCGTCGTCTCCTTTGCAGGCTCGTCGTGCCCGCGCCGGAGAGTCTACAGCAAGGAGCCGCCCGCGTCCCATCCTTCGTCCGGGAGGCCCCGGATCTGCGCGCCGATCGTGGGCACGAGGCCCAGCCGTTTCATGTCCGCCGCCGATCGCGAGACGTGCCGGCAGCGGCATTGAAAGCCGAACGGGGGGCCCGCGCGGTCAAAGAACGGGTCGCCGGCCGGAAGCACCTTCCCGATCGCCGCCTTGTGCGTCGGCCGCGTCCGCGAGTCGCTCACCCCGAGGATCTGCCAGTACGGCCGCGCCGCCATGACCGCGGGCTGCGTCATCTGTTCGCGACGGCCTGCGCTATACGCGCCCATCACGTTGGTGCGGAACACGTTCTCCACGTGCGACGGGTTGAGTTGCGTCCAGCCCGCGGCGTCGAACCGGGCCGCGAGGCGCTTGCTGAACGCGCGCAGGTCGTCGCCGTCCTGGAGCGCCTTGGAAAGCTCGTCGTGCGCCGTCGCGAGCATGTCCTTTCGCGCCAGGCCCGCCACGGTGAACGCCTTCCGCTTCGCCGCCGCCGTGAGCCGGTCGAACGCCCGCCGCGTGATCGGCTTCTTGCCGACGAACGCCTTGAGCGCCTCCCCGAAGGGCATCGTGGCGAAATCTGCGATCCCCGACGCGGCCGGCTCGCCCGGCACCGGGATCGGCGGCGCGACGAAATGCACGGGCTCGATCACGGCCTCATGCGTCATCTCGTAGTCAGCGTCGAGCCCGCCGAGCATGGCGCCGTGCACGAGGCGTCGCTCCGTCGCGCGCGCGAAGCCCTCTACATCGAGGCTCGCCGCGCACCGCCGCAGGTTGTTGTAGATCGCCGTCTCCGTCGTTCCGTCGGCGGCGTCGGCGAGCTCGTCCGCCCACCTCGAGGTATGGCGCGCGCCCTCGCGGACGCCCCGCTCGACGAGCACCTCGGGCGAGCCGTTCGCGCTCCGCGGCTGCACTTTCCGGCCTTCCGCGGCGAACCACCGCGCAAGGCTGCGCTCGCCCTCCGCGGCGTCTGCTTGGCCGCTCTCGTCGTCCTCCTCGCCGAGGTCGCGCAGCGCCCCCACCGCGTCCGACGAAGCGCCCTCGTCGCGCGGCAGCGCCGGCGCGGACGATGTGCCGCCGCCAGGCGCGCCTCCCTGCGTCGGTGGCGTGATCGCCGCCTCGCCTTCGTTCGGTGGCCGATAGCCCGTCACCTCGTAGAGCACGCCGATCCCGATCGGCCCGAGCGCCGACGCCTTCGTCAACCGGTCCGTCTCCTTGTCCTTGTCCCGCTCCGGCCGCGTCCTGAGCTGCCACCGTGGTGCGAGCGGGAGCGCGTCGGCCCCGTAATTGAGCTCGACGAGGACGTTCACGAAGTCGCGCTGGACGGCCTCGCCAACGAGTTGTGCGCGGAACTCGAACAGCACGTCCTCGGGGCCCTTGAGTACGACCTCGGCGGCGCGCGGCGCCTCGTTGATCCCATTGTGGCACGTGAGCCACGAAAGCCGGTCGAGGATCTGGTCGCTGCCCTGTCCGAAGAAGTCGTGCACTTCCGCGGGCGGCCATTCGACGCGCAGCTTTTGCCCCGGCAGCGCGACCCACTTGCCGTCCTCCTCGAGATTGTCGAGCTCGCCCGCGGTGTAGTCGAGCGCCGCGTCGTCGTCGTTGGGCGCGCCGCCCTCGCCCCCGTCACCACGGTTTTGCAGGAGTTTCAGGACGCCCACCGCCTTTTCGATCTCCTGCTCGACGAGGCGCCAGGGCAGGCCGAACTTTTCGGTGAGCAGCAGTCGGTGGCGCCAGATGATGCGATCGAAGAGCAGCCAGAACAGGTAGCGCGGCGCGAGCCCTTCACGCTCTTGCAGGTCGCCGAACATGCGCGGCATGAACTGGATGAACTTGCCGGGCAGCTCGTCGAGCGCAGGCCCGCGTTTGCGGAACAGGCCGTAATCGCCCCACCGATCGACGACGATGAGCCGGCGCGCCTCGTCGAAGGACAGCCGCTGCGGGATCATCCAGTCGAGCGCAACCGGCCACGTCTCCGCGCCGCGTCGCTCGTACTGCACCTCGAGGGCAGCGCGGCCATCGAAGAACCCGAACGCGAGCTCGAGCAGCGCCTGCCGGAAGCCCCGCACGCCCGTCACCATCGCGCGGATCTTGTTCGCGATGTCCTTCGCCGTCGCGCGCTCCTGCGGTGACAGGCCGTCCTCCGCCGGCACAAGCTCATGGTCCGCCGCGGCGAGCGGTAGCAGCCCCTTGCCGAGGATGCCCTGCGCCTTCGGGTTGTACGCGACCGCCTCCCGCGCGAGGTCGGCGAGCAGCCACATGATCCCCACATCGGCCGAGCGCAGCGCGCGATCGATCCGCATCGTGTCGAGCAGCGCGCCCTCGCGGCGGCGGCCTGCCCATTCGGCGTACGGCACACGCCCGGTGAAGATCTTTTGCAGGAGCGCCGCCATGTCGACGCCGCCGGTTCGTGCTCGCAGGGAGGTTTCTACGTCGGCCACGGCGCCATGTTCGCACGCTCGGGCGACATGTACGCGCGTTTACCAACCGAGGCGCATCGGGCGCGCTGGGGCGCCATCGGGGGCGAGCGCGACACGCCGAGGCGCATGCCCGCGGGCCCGCTCCTGCGCGGCCTTCATGAGCGCCGCAAGCTCCTGCGCCTGCAAGGCGTCGTGCGCCGCGACCGCTGCATCGACGCCGTCGTCTTCGTCCGTTGGCGCGCCGGTGAAGTCCTCGTGTTGCCCGCGGATCGTCCGGGCGTGCTCGTTCTCGACCGCGGGCCAGTACACGCGGCCGTCATTCCAGGCGCTCGTGAAGCCGCCGATCTCCGGGTCCACGTATCCGCCGCGCGCTCGAGCGAGCTTGTCGATCCCGGCGTTCACCACCTCGACGCGCGCGCCGCCGTTGCGCAGGACACCCTCGCCTCCCTTCTCGGTGCCGCTCGCGTACCACAGGGTCAAGATCCGTCGGCCGTCGCGCGTCTGTAGCTTCGCCACCGTGGGCGCGAACACTTCGATCGGCTCGTGCCCGATCCATGCGCCCACCATGAACAGGTCGCGCGGGCGGTGCATGTAGCTGCGCAACGTCACCGCGGCCGAGCGATCGTTGCGCGTCTTCGCGCCGTAGCACACGTCGATCCCCATCGCCTCGCGGTAGGGCCCCGTCGGCAGCGCCTCGTGATGCGGCCCGCCGTACCAGCGCAGCATGCTCGGGAGGAACACGTTGCTGCCTTCGCCGATCGGCTCCCCCTGGTACATCGCCGCCCACACCCGACGCGGGATCGGCGCGATGGCGGGCTGTCCCTCCGTCGCCGGCCTCCCATCGCGCTTGCCGATGAGGTACGCGAGCGGCACGACGTCCGGCCACAGCGCCTCGCCGCGGTGGTTGATCGCCGGGAGGCGCACGTAGGGCCAGCCGCGTTTGATCAACACGCCCGAGATGTCGTACGGGTTCCAGCGCGCCATGTTCACGAGGATCGACGTCCGCCCCTGGCCGCGCGTCTCGAGCACCGTGTCGAACGCATGCTCGACCTTGAGCCGGTGCGCGCGGCTCTCTGCCTCCTCGGGTCCGGAGTAGAGATCGTCGCAGATCAGCAGATCGAAGCCGCCGCCCGTCCACGAGCCGTCGAGGATGCCGCCCGGCTTGACGATGCCGCCCTCGACGGTTCGCCATTCGCTCTTGGTGTTGAAGGTCGGATGCAGGCGTACGCCGGCGTCCTCGGCGAGCTCGCGACACTCCCACATTTTGCCGGTCGCGCGATCGGCATTGAACGCGACGTACCCGATCACCGCACGCGGGTTGCGGCGGAGCGTGCGCAGCACGAACGCCTGGAGCAACGACGTTTTGCCGTGCTGCACGGCCGCGTGCATGACCGCGTACACCGGCGGCTGTTCGCCACGCATCGCGCGCTCGGCCGACTCGCACTTCTCCGCGAGCGGCGCCAGGTGCTGCATGCTCGCGGCCTTCGCCGGGTAGCGTCTGCGGGCGAGCGCTTCGGCGTACGCGACGAGGCCCCCGTCGTCGGCCGCACGTGATCGCTCCTGCGCCGTCGTCGCAGCGGCAAGGGCTCGACGTTCGCGCGCGAGGTCGTCGGCACGTTGGCGATCGGCCGCGTGCTGCGCGCGCCAGTGATCGATCAGGTCCGTCACGCGCGGCGCTCCGTCTGCGCGCGGGACATCGCCGCGTCGACGTGCTCGGCGAGCGATGGCAACGCGGGCACGAGGTTCGCCACGTCGGGCGACACGTCCGCGAGCACGGCTGCCTGCTGCTGCACGAGCGCCTCGTACGTCGCGATCGCACGGCGCAGCACCGTGAGTAGATCGAGCACGCGCGGATCGTTCAGCGGCGATGCCTCGCGACGCATGCGCCTGCGGAACTCCGCCCACCCGAGGAGGGCGCGCGACGCGAGGATCGCTATCCGCGGTTCCGCGTCGTACGACTTCCGGCGGAGCGTGGAGATCTCCCGATCGGCGAGCCACGCGTCGAGCATGTCGCCCTGGAGATCGGGCGGCGGCTCGAAGGGGATGATCGGGCCCTTCGGGGGCGCCTCGAACCTGGGCCGGGCCTCCGTGGCCTTGGGTCGTCCTGCGCCGGGGCGGGCGCCGCCTCTCTTCGACGTCACCGCGGAAAGAGTAGCAGTTTTTGATTGTTTGATTCCGAGGAGAATCAAACGGTGCCGAGCGCGCCCGACACGGCGAGGCGCTCCAGCTCGAGCGACGAGCCATCGTGCGTGAGCCCGCGTTCCTCGGCGAGGCGCGCGAGCTTCTCCACGCGTCTGCGCTGCACCGCAGCGACGAGCGCCGGAAGCCTGGCAAGCCGCTGCCGTTTCTCCTGGCGCAACTTGGCCTCCGTCGCTCGCAGGCGCGCTCGAACGGCGGGCGTCTCCCGGTGCTGTCCAGGACGGTGGCGCTCCTCGGGGGGCTCGTCATACCCCGTCGGACGAGCAGCCTCGGCTCGATAGCCGTCTCTTGAAGGGTCCCAGCGCTTCCAGTTCAGCTTCGACACGCTTTCAAGGGTACCCAGCGAGGCCGCGGGCGGCGACATTTTTCCCGTGAATGCTGCTCGATCTGCGCGGCGCGCAGGGTGGTCTTGACGCCCGCGGGTGATCCACCCCTACGATATGGCTCTTCGTTGCCAGATGGGACGCCGCGTACGCGCGCGGTACCTGAGAGGATCTTCCTCGAGGGAAGAGGGGTGAGCGGACGCGGATCGGCCAAGAGGATCCGGCAAACATGTCCCGCTCGCCGCGGGGGCCGCCCTCATGCCGGGCGGGGCATCCCCTCGCCGGGGAGGGCTCGACCTCTCCGCTTCGCTCCGCGGTCGTGGTGTTCATCGATCGGGCCGTGAGACGACGAGGATACGAGGTGCGGTTGCTCGTGGCGGAGCACGCCGCCTTGACCACGGATCAGAAGGAAGCGTGCGAGGCTGCTACAGGCCCAGGGCGCATGGTAGGCTCCGCGACGCTGCGCAGCACTCGTCGAACGTCGCCTCTGAGAGGTCGTCTCCGGGACACGAGGATCGCGGCCACGCGGGTAGCCGGTTCGTCGCCGGGCTGCCCGCCCCTTTTGGTATGCTGGAGACGCCTCGCAGATCCTTCCGAGGCCGAGCGGCCGACCTGCTACCTCCCGTGACAGGTCGGCCCTTCCTCGTTTCAGCGCTTGCCCGCCTGCCGCCGCGCATCGAGCACGGCCTGCCCCTCGATGGTGAGGCGCGCACTCTTTCCCTCGATGGTCACGAAGGCCGGCGCGAGCCGCGCCGCCATCTTCCGATGACGCGGCAAGCGCAGGAATGCGCAGCCGATCCGGGCGTCCGCCATGAAGCGCAGCTGCTGCCGCGATAGTCGCGCGGCCACGGGGATCGCCCGCGCGCTCACGCCTGCACCGTGTCGCCGGCCGGCACTTCGATCCGCGGCGCGCTCGCGGGCGGTGGCTCGATCACGTCAAAGGTCGCCTTCTCGCGCTCCGCCGACGTCATGGCGCGCTCGCTCACGAACTCGCCGCGCTGCCCGTCGGCGCCGATACGGTAGGTCGCGATCTGGTTCGTCCGGTACCGGTGCACCTCGACGCACGGCACGATGCCCCAGGCGCTTCCGGTGTCGACCTCGCGGAGGTGTTTCGCACGCTCCTTCTCGTCCTTCTTCTTCTCCTTCGAGAGCTCGACGATCGCGGCTTGGTGCTCCGCGATCTCCA